AAGTCGCTGATTATACTCATCACGAACTGTGTCTAACTGAACCTCCTGTCTATATTGAGCTTTTTCAAACTCTTCTAGTGTAACAGGTACTTCTACAATAACACTATCTTTCTGAACCAGCAATGTCAATTGGCCTCTGTGTTCCAATTTGTGGATTACTACTCCAAATTTAATGATAGGTTGTTTCTTCTCATGAATTTCACATGAGAAAGCTAGCAAAACTGCTAACATCAAGAAAATTTTTCTCATAATTTATTTGGAATTTAAGTCTTTACGAACTTTATCCATGCTTATAACAGGGCATTTCTTCCATTCATAACCTTTATACTCTGAATGACCCCAAACATTCTCAATAGGAATGTTCAAATCTTTCATCAAAGCATTACAAAGGGCATATAAGGAATTTCTCTGTTCAGGTGTAGGATCATAATCTCTGAAATCCCCAACTAAACAGATGCCTACTGCAAAGTCATTGGAGTTACCAACATGGTAAGATTTAATATTCAAATCTAAACACCAGTCAATACTTCCATCTTTATTGATAACAAAGGTATAACCTATAGATGGCCAGTTGTTGCTTTCTACGTGGTATCTTGAAAAGGCTTTATAGTCACCACTGTCTGTTAAGGAATGATGAACTGCAATGTGAGTTATCTTGCCTTTTCTCTTTGTGTATACTTTTGTCTTATGTTTAACTAACTTAGGGTCTCTTCTTCTGTCTGTTAGCTGTGGTAATTCTTGAAATGTCATATTGCTCTTTTATTATTAATTGTTTAACTTAGGTTAATTTCTCGTGAGAAGGTATCTCCTTCCAAGGTATTTCCAAATATAGTATCTCCACTAATGCCTATCTTAATATTCAAGTTACCTGAATGTGTTGAAGCATAGTTATTTACCATTTCTGTAATACTGAAGGTTTCACCATTCTTAGTGTTTGCAGGTATACTACCAACTACTTCATTGTTAATAGTAATCTGGTTCTGTCTGTGAATTTCTATACAGGAACCATAGTTCAATCTAAACTGACCTTCAAATTTCTTCTCTTGTATTCTTCGTCTGATCTTTGGAGTATCAGGTGGTTTTGGTGAGAATTGTAGTTTAGATAGGTCTGGATTTCCGCTAGCTCCTGTTCCCATAGTGATAATCTGATCCCTATAAACATAACCGTCATCAGAGTCTCTATCTTCTACATTGGAAACATTAGCACCATAAGGTAAACCTTCTATAATATTTATCTTAAATGGATAAACATTATTATCTATACCCACAGTAACAAAGTCTCTTCTTAATCTTACTTCATTTACTGTGTAGTTAGGTTCGTTTGATCTTGAATAGTCTACTATGTTATTCTTCTCTAAGTGTGCAGGAATACCTATTGTAAATATTCCTGTAGGGTACTTATCTGAAGTAAGTAGCTTATATCCATCTACACTTTGTTGATCAGGTTTTGCTATGTTGTTTGTTCTATCAAAAACATGTGAAATTGTGGTTGTACCAAAATTCTTTCCTGAGTCATTTCTACCTCTTGCATTAAGGTAAGTATTCTGAATAGTCTGTACAGTTATTTTATTTGAATTAATCAAATCCTCTTTTATGTAGATTCTAACACCATAGAAATTCTTACCTACCTCATAAGGGCTCCAAGTATCTTCTTCTTGTGTTTTGTTAGCTCTACCTCCATAACCAGGTATAAATCTAGTTATTCTTTCTTTTACTAGGTAGTTCAATGATCCTTCTGCATTTAACTCTCCAAGATTTGTATGATGGAAGAAAAATACAGAAGTAACATTACCATTAAACTGGTTTCTGTCAGCATGATCCTTATCAAAATTAGAAGGGGTACTTAATTTAACTAACTCAACTATAACTGGGAGAGGAGTCTTACCTCCCATAGCCTGTCTTTCACCAGGAGATTCTTCAATCTCCTTATCTATAATGTTTACATTAAATACTGAGGTGTTTATAGAAGGCTTTTGAAAACTATTGTAAGGGCTACTACTACTACTCAGAAAAAAAAAACGTTTTGCAACATGTAGAGTCAGGAAACCTATAATTGAATTATCTCCAAAAGAATTATAGATACCATCCCTAAAGAAAGGAAGAGAAAAGTGTTCCCAAGAATAAGGTTCTGGAATAGGTGTGTTTGGATCACTATATAATTCTTGAATATGTATATCTAAAACATCTTTATTCCAATTTAGTATAAGACTGGCTAGATGACCATTTCCTCTTGCAACATCTTGACCATATCTAATAACTATGTCACTCTCAATATTCTGCAACATCTTTGCATGGTTCAATAGAGTCAAGGAAGCTGATACAACACTACTACCATTTATATTTGAATCTATATCTAAAGGTAGGTATATATTTTCAAAGTCGATATCATCTACAAAAGTAGATACATTCCCAGGCATGTCTGGATAAAATGCTTTCTTTTTGAAGTTGAAGGTCTTTTTAAATATTACATTATCTACACATCCCTTTAAATCTCCTTTAGTAATAGGTTTTATGATATGAAATACACCTTGCTCCTCTTTTATAATCAACTCTGACATCCTTTTAAAGAAGTCTGCTAATGATTCTGGAGCAAGTTTATTCTCTCCTTTGTTAAGTACTTGAAGATGAGTCTTGTTTAGGTTTGGCCATTTAGGAGATATTTCATCCCATGTAGTAGTTGTGTTATCGGTACCTCCTGGTTCAAGATTCTTCCAGTGTTTACCTTCTGATATAATGGCCTCATTATACATCTTCTGAGTACCCTTCTCACTTAGACCCACATTACCATCCCCTGCCGGAGTATTTCTAACATTGAGTTTATATTCATCTGTTAGAGTGATGTCTGTACCTCCTTCTATGTTGAGTCCTCCACCACCCCCTCTACCACCAGTAGGAGATCTAAGGTCGTTTATTCTACCATTGTCGTCATAGAATACTCCATTCTTACCAATAGGTAGCGCCAAAGGAATTGAGTCTCTCATTTCTTCATAGAATAGTTTAGATACCCAACTTCCTTGTTCAGGTACAGTAGTATACCCTGTTAAACCATTAGGAGTTTGTATCTGGTTTGAATTCTTTCCTTTAATGTTGTGACCAGTAGGAAGTTCAAGGTAAACAGAAAGAATGTCTACAAACTTACTCTTAACTAGTGCTGGCAACTTATCTGAAATAGCATAAGGCTGCATAGTTCCAGCAAAGTTCACATAAAGGACTATATTTTGCATGTTAGCATTCTGAGCTAACAAGTCTAATGGAATCTCAATTTTAGCATTTCTACCATTTCTATAAGTAGGTAGCAATGTCTCATTTCTCTGCACCCAGTTACCTGCATTATTCTCTAATTCACGAATAATAGTGCCAGATGACTGAGTGTTAATGTCTATACTAGGGAATCGACCAAACTTGGCATAGAAACCATAACCTTCTATGTTTCCTCCCTCAAATAATTGTTTGAATTTTAATTCTATGTTGTTCATACTAAATTAAATAAAAGTTTTTATTTTCTTTCTTATATACTGCTCTCCCTAATACAACCATCTCTTCAGGTCTTAATGAGTTTCTATCTATAGGTTCATAATAGTTGAACCTCATATCATTCAAATCTATAGTTGATTTTCTGCCCTCTCTATAGTGATAAAATACACCTTCCTTTAAACTCTTTGTAGGTGATACAAAGGTCTCATCTTTATCTGAGTAGAAAACGTTACCATTTATACTCTTAACTAAGAAAGCATATCTATCATCAGCTTTAAACTTCATAACCCCATTTTCTATGCCATATAAGGTCATGTGATAGCCCAAATTTGCTTCTCCATATCTCATGAAGTAATTCTTATAGCTATTATATTCTAAGGCTTGTATTGGGTTTGTAGTAAGTGCTGTATTAACTACTGTATAAGGTTCTTTTGAAGTATGCATAAACTTCAGGTCTCCTGTGGATTCATGCTTTCTACCTTTGTAGTTTAAGAACTTTCCATTTCCATAGATAATTCCCTCACCTATAAATGTATAATCATTCATATCTACAGGAATTTCATAGCCACTCATTGTATCATTGATAGCTGGCACATTGAGTTCCCTTTTGTTAGGTTCTAACTTGGTGTAATGAACTTTATCTCCTAACTTCTTATGAGCATAAAACCTACCTTCCCATTGACAGTAGAATAGTTTTGTAGTCTCATCAGTTAAAGTGATCTTATATGGATAAGGGACAAATTTATAGCTATAGAAATCACCATCCATGATTCTCTCACCACAATGAAGAACACCATCGTTATACTTCAGTAGTTCAACCATGTTGTTATAGGTAGAATTATACCTATTAGACAATCCAGATAGATACTCAGATAACCTTTCTGAATATACAGAAGCATACCTAAAGTCATAGTTAGCCACAGTATCATCAGAGATCTCCACTGACAATTTGTCATCTAATGTCCTTACATAAACCTTGGCATTAACTACATTCGTCTCTTCATGTATCTCCATGATCAACTCATAGACCCTACAGTTAGATATTATCTGGACATCTGACAAGACTACCTTTCCTATCGTACTCCCATCATTCTTCCTGATAATAATAGAAGAGTATTCCAACTGAGTATCATCGGTAGCTTCCCTGAAGTAGAACTTAACATTCATAGTCAGAGTTTTAAGCCCTGTATCATAACTCACTGAAGTTACCTCATGTCTCTCAGAAGTGTTAATGATAGTAATAGGTTCTATAACAAACTCATTAATAGGTATTTGAGCAATATCCTTTAAACCTCCTGTAAACGAGTTACTTTTCTCATATCTGTTCATAAATCAAATAAGCTAATTTAATTCTAAATATATTATAATCCTCAGTTTTAGGATATATTCTCAACACCTTGTCTATAATACTACCTTTCACATACTTATCTTCATACCTAACTACTTCATTACTAAAGTATTCTGCCTTAGTTATCTCTAATAAGTGAGAATGGTTTCTTAAAAGGTTATCTGTCTCAATCTCAGTGTTTAACAATAAGTAAATCTTCAAGTTATCTTCTGGATGAACTCCATAAGAGCTGAGATTCAATGTATTAGAATAGCATGTATATAGATTTAATTCTTCTGAAGGTATATTAAAGCTATTATAAACCTCTGCCATTTCTTGGATAGTAGGAGTACCATTCATAAAAGTACCTCTTTCTATCATTCTTTGAAGCTGGTTTTGGTTCATATCAGCTCTGTCAGCAACTGAAGCCCAACCATCATAGTTAAATGCTCCATTTCCAACTCTAATAACGCCTGAATCTTCTCTAACTTCTAATGGCTGAGTCTCTAGCTTCAAATCAGGATATCCTTCAAAATTTAAGTCTCTGAGAGCTGATTTATCTCTAGGACTTATTGGAGCTACATTATTAGTTGCCATAATATTTAAATACTATTCCTTTAACTGGAGTATACTCAGCTTTCATTGTATAAGTGATATACTGAGCATCCTCTACTACTTCTGTAAGTAAGTCTTTCCAATCTGATTCTACTAACGCTGTCATAATCTCAGAAGAGTACTTATTTTCAGCGTTTATCTTATAGCTGAGCATAATCATATCTCCCTTGTATTTGATTGGAATTTTGACCTGTCTGCCACTTATTTCAGTGACAGGGTCAGGGTTCATAGTTACTTTTCTTTCAATGGTAGTCTTTATCCAATCTTGTAGTTGTAACTTAGTTGAGATTGACCTTGTTAGCTGAGCCAGTACTGAGGATCTAACATTCCCATGTTCATCTTTAGTGATGTCTGTATACCTTATATTTCCATTAGGAGTCTTTATAAAGTTGTGAGTATTAGATACAAACTCTGTAAAGTTACCTTGGCTAGTTGGAGTTATTCTGAGCCAACCATAGGTAAAGTTAACCCCATTGTAAGTACCTCCTGAAACTTTATAGATACCTGCAGAAGTAACAGAATCCATAGAAGAAGCAGGTATTTCTCCTCTATATATAAACTGAGTATCTAAGTAGTTAAGTACCTGTTCTTTTGTAAATCCATCATATTTTATCCATTCTACAAAGCCACTATCTCGCATCAAGGGTGATTTCCCTGTTACATTGACGGTAGCTAAGTAGAGCATTCCTTCAAAATAAACAACATCTCCTGCTTTATAAGAAGTATTCATGTCAAACACATAGAAACCTCTTGCATTTCTGTTTATAATCATAATTTATCTTAGTTTTTCTTCCACAATAGACTCTCCAATGGATTTCTATTTACATTCCTTGCTAAAGCTACATATCTATTTCCTTTATAGACTACTTCATCTCCTGGGTCATAGATTAATGCTGTTTGATATCCTTCAATGAACTTATTTGCATAGAACAACTCCTTTAATCTCCTGCATTCTTTCTTCACTGTCATAAAGGACATGTCCCTTGATGGAGTCTCAATCTTTGTAGGACTTAGCTTGAATATTCCTTGATTAGTATATTGTGCTTCATGAAATTGACTAGTAGTTGGTATATCTACACCTACTGAAGTACCTCCAATATAATCGACACTATCATCGGTTATAATAGTTCTTAGGTCTATGTCTTGACTGGTGTGTAAACCATCTCTAACCTCTACCTGATGAGCTCTTAAATAGAACTGAACTTCATTCTTTAATGGATAGTCTCTTCTATTAATCTCAAAGAAACCAACTTTCTCAGTTGAATCATAGAACTCAACCTTGGCAATAGTCTTACCTATCTTTAAAGCTAAGTAGGTCTCTCCTCCTGCAAAGGTAACTACCTGAAAGAAGTTCTCATTATTTCCAGCTAAAGGTATACTTAACTCCTTATAAAAGATATGTCTGAAGTCTACATCCTCTGGGTGAGGGATTTCCTTAGCCTCTGGAGTTACTTCTGATACTGCTCTCTCATTAGAGGATAGCTCATAATTGTTGTATATATCATAGTTTCTCTCTCTATTGTAGACAAACTCTGTACCGTCAGAGGTATACTGCTTAACTACCTTAACTGATGATATATCAATAGGAAGCTCATAAGGCTTATTAATATCAATTACACTTGGTTTATTTGCCATAATATTAATCAGTTAATAGTGTACCATCTACGTTTATAAAACTAACAAAATTAGTCTTTAAATCTCGTTTATAATAGACATCTATAATATGTCTTAAATTCTCATATATCAGCTTGAATTCAGTGTAGAATAGTAGAAATCTAAAGTAGTCAGTTATCAATACTTTCAATAGCTGAGGAGTATTACCTCTATAAGTAATATCAATAACTACCTCAAGAGTTCTCCCATTAAAACCATTGACTACATCTCTGTTTCTTATAGTTACACCAAACCACTTCTCAAATAGTGGAAATATCTTCTTAGTACCTTTCCAAGCCCATATCTCAGCCATAGCATAGGTCTTCTCACCTTCACTATACTGAATATCTAATAATTCCCATAACTTCTCAAAGTAGCTGTAATGATAATCTTCTATCTCAGGCATCTCAAACATCTTCTCATTAATCCCATAGGAATCAATGATATCTGTTAAGTCCCTATAGAGCTTGTACTTAGCAAACTCATTACCTATATATATCCTCACTTGCTTTAATTGTTATGTTAATATCTAAGTCGAAGTAAATACTTGGTTTCTTTAGCTTTCTATGGTTAGGATTCTTAGGATTATAAACCTCTCCATTGTTAATAACTCCTGGAATAGTAGCTCCTGTATACACCAACTCTAACTCCGTATAGTTGACATTCTGAACCCGGGCTATATCTGACTTTAATAACTCAGTATTCACAAGGTTATTTAATTTCTTAGAATACCTCTTTACTATCTCTGAGATATCACTTTGGTTCACACTCTGTGAATACAAGTAAGTATACACAGTGATATTAGCTCTAAATGGTGCTGCTGTAGCCTCCTGTACTTGAAAGTCCTGAACTACATAGTAACTTCTCTGTACTCTATCTAGGAACTCACTCTGAATCCCTGCTATCTCAGATCGTAATGATCCAACCTTTGGAACCAAGTAAATGTTAATCCTTCTATCTACATCACTATATTCCCATGCAGTATCCTGAATATTATCCCTTGTTATCATGTGGAACAAGTGCATAACATCCGTATTAGACCTCAACATTGAAATAGTGAAGTACTGATGTAACGCATTGGTTTCTATATCCTTTGCTGTCTCTCTCTTTGTTTGTTTAGGTTCTGAATATGATTCTATCTTCATATCATCTAACCTAAGAAATTTAAGCCTTTCATTGAGTAAATTTAAATCCTCAAAGTACTCATAGTATGTTACCTCAATACCATTCTGAGCATTAAAAATATCGTCATTAAAAGTGCTTCTATATAGTCGTACACCAAAGTCTGTGATAGTCAAATCATACAAAGAAGATTCGTCATTTAGATGCTCTCTAAAGTCTCTCTTTGTAGGGATTTCAATACCATCTTTCTTAACATGTAGTGTACTAGATATCTTCTTATCTAATATTTCAAAGAACTTATCGTTAATTGTTGGTCTATAAGTTCTTGTTTCCTTTCTTTTGGATACTCTTACTTCAACTTCTTGACCATTAAAGGTAGGGGTTTGATGTAATTCTACAGATTTAGATACATAAAAGTTAAAATCTGAAGATTCAAATAGTAAATCTCCTACTTTTAGGCTTCTATTTGTCTGAGGAATTACTCTTAAAGTCACTATAGGACACTCTCCTCTAAATACAGAGTAGTTCCTATCCATGGCTCTCTGTATCTTTGAGTTTATTGAGGTTGATTTAATCAATGATAACTCCCTAGTGATTCTTGTCTTTTCTACATTGCTGGAATATAAAGCATAAGCTAACATGCTAGATAAAATATCCACATGATCCCCTATAATATTTAGGTTCTGAGCTACTGACTTTATCTCAGCTTGATATTGTTCTATTGATTTTACCATATTACACTACTTGTTGAATTTTAACATTACCTAATGATAAGGTAATTCCTACTTTTCTATCATCCAAGAAGCTAACACCTTCCAAAATTAATCGCAAATTGTTTCTTCTGTTTAATCTCTGGATAACCTCTTGAATCTTAGTCTCTAAGATAAGTCTTGCATCTTCTTTTCTTATATCACTAATGAGAGTATCACAACCAAATTCCATATAAGGAACTCTCTCATATTCAATATGAAAGTTAAGGTCTAAGATATCTCTTACATAGGTTACCTGAGAACCTGTTACTATGCCACTAGAAGTCAAATACATCACTATCGAAATTAGCTAGGTTAGATGGAGGATTTGGTACGTCAAAAGAGCTAAAAGCATCTGCTAATTGACTTGGAAACTGAGGCACTTGAGAACATTTATCAATTACATCTCCCATTCCACTCTTCTTAGCTTCTGCCTTGGATACTTGTCTTGCTTTAGCTGCCTGACCTTCTGCTTCTTTAGCTATTAATAAGCCATCTGCTGGGAATACTACAGGGTTTGAAGCACTTACAGCCCCAACCCTTGAGCTCCTTGTAGTGTTAGCTAGTTTTCCAGAGACCTCCTTACTTTTGTCTTCTACTTCCTCTGATTTTTCAAGTTCTTCATTCAGCTTTTCTACTTGAATATCAAACTCTTTATTCATCCTCTGTAAAGCTCTGTAAGAGAAGTCCATTAACTGATCTCCACTAACACCTTGTATTCCAGCCAAAGATTGCATATTAGCAACTGAATCATAAGCTACTGTAGATGTAGACTTTAGTAAGTCAAGAACTCTCTTCACTCCTGATGAATTACCAGAACTACTGTGAGCAGCTAATTCAGCTATCTTTGAAGTAAACTTAGCTCCTAATGTTGCAAGTTCTCCGTTTAATTGATCTCTTGTTGCTCTTGCCATATTAACTGAATAGTTTATTTATTTCCTGTATATTCTGTCTTGCATCTGCTACATTAGCAGGTGTTAATGGCCCGCCTAATGCTGTTTCAGTCTTAATGTAAGTCATCATCATATTAACAAGAATATCTTTTAAACTAGCTTCCTTGTTAGAGACTATAACCTTACCTTCAGTCTGAATGTTCACACCATCTTTAGTGGCTACTTTTACTTTCTTCTTGGACTTTATATCTAAATCACCTGACTCCTCCATTTTTATCTGGTGATCTTTATGAGTCCATCTTATATCGTTTTCTTCTGTTCTAATAGGAATATAGACATATAAGTCCTTTCCTAACTTAAACATGAATATTTCTTGTCCTACGTAAGGCTGGCTTAGAAAATGAAGAGGATAGCACTTTATCTTCTCATAAAGATTTGGAACTTGTGCATAAATTATATACCTCTTATCATCAGCTATTTCTAGTATTGTTCCAATATGTACCATAAGTAATTGTCATATTTAATGTTTCTCCTAAAACCAACTGTCTAGCCAATACAATGTATCTAAAATCAAGCAATGCTATATCTCCTATCTCATAAGGAGGAAACTCACTATAAGGAACTATAAGTGTGTTTAATGGCTTGTTTCTATACTTGATATTTGTTTGTCTATTATCTTCATAACTCCTATCTTCCTTATCTACATAAGTAATCTCATTATTGTAGTAGTTAGATGAGAAGTATTTGAAGTCAGTGATTTTAGGATCTGGTAAAGTTAAATGCTTAGATTTTGAGATGGAAAAAGGACTTACTGGAGTACCCGCATATTCATGTTTATAATTAGGATAGGCATCTTTCTCAGTTACCTTCTTGATAACCAATCCTTCTGAGGAGAATCCCCATACACAATCCTTATTATAGCTTGGCAATATTTCTTTAAGGTAGTTATAGTCCGTCATATTCTTCTGTTGAAATACATGACTGTTTACATTTGACTTTACCTCACAAGAAATATTCCCATTAAACAATGTCCTAACAGCTCCTTCCATCTCATTACCTAAGATTCTCATTCTGTTCTTAGTAATGAAATCTCTATCACAGATCATGATATGGTAGTAAACATACATATTATCTGATGTAATATTGTATACATGACCTTTCATCTTTATCTTAAAAGGCTCTCCAGTATTAGAAGAGTGGAGGTTTATAGTGATATTCTTGATATCCTCAACTATCCCACTTTTATCTGAGTAGAGAAACTTCATTATACCTACTGGTAAATCCCCATGGAGTGATTCATTCAAGGTAAATTCTCGATATTCCCCAAGTCCGTTGCCCATCAACTCTTCACACCATATCTTATATCCTGTTTTAGAGATCATCTAGTCTTATTATTAAGTTATCTAAGTCTTGAATACTAAATTTGTATAGTATCTTACCAAGTTTAAGATCATCCACACTGATATTGTTATATAAAAGTATGAAATCCATCATATTAGTATTACCATACATGTCTTTAGATATCAAATCTATTCTTCCTTCGTATCTATTTATCTCATAAGTACCTACAATAGGTAAAGAACCTAGCAAATATAGAAACTTTGAGTTATAAATATCATCTCCCTCTATGTAATTCTGAATATTATAGAGGTTAGTTCCTGTTATCTTTCTATCTGGACTATACATACTCTATTTCTTAGGTTCTACTGCTTTATACTGGGCTTCTTCTAAGCACTCATCCATAACTTTCTGGGCTTGAACATATCTTTGTTCTAGAGAACTTAATTTAGCTCTGTAAAAGTCTAATATAGCATGTAGTCGGTTAGCACCTGACTCAGCTATTACGTCTCTACCATCTTGAACATTTCTCAGCTTATCTTGAACCCTTTCAAATAGCTGTTCATTCTTGAGGTCATTCAAGAAGTTTCTAACTTCAGGTAGTTCTGTTGTGAATACATAATCTTTTCCATAACTTAAAGAAAAGTTAGGTGTACTCTCCATAGTTCTGCCAGATACTATTCCTCCAAGAACTTTTGCGTAGTAGATCTTATTTCCATTACCATCCTTTTGCCCTTGGAAGTTTCTAACAAATGATGTTTTACCTATCTCTTGAATACTTATAATTAAAGCCTTAACTCCTTCTAGTTCCATCCGGATAGCTTCAGGATTCACCTCACTGGTTCTACTGTTATACATCTCCAGTGCTCTCATTTGCGTATCAGACTTATAATAATCAGACTCAGGTAAGTTGCTATAATTCTCCCAGTTACCATCACCTCCCAACATTACATCTAGGTTCGCTGCTGAGAAGAATGATGTAGGACTTAAAGCTAAAGAAACATTCACATACAAAGGATAACCCTCTATTGTAACAGTCTTAGAAACAGTCATTTCTGCAGAGTCTACCAATAAGTTCCTAACAACAATTCCTTTTCTCGTTACTCTACCATCTAAGTCATTTCCTGCATCTCCAATAACCATGGTTAGGGTTCCTGGCATAGATAGGAATGGGTCTCTAAAGTTAAAGTTAGTGTCATATTCATAATGTCCTGGAGATGTGATAAATCCATAGGAACTCTTAAAAATACTCTTGGCTTTATCTAAACTCAATCCACCTCCTGTTTGACTTCCAGCTGACGTATTATTAGCTGAATTCTCTGCTTCAGTTGTAGTTGGTTGAGCTTCTGGGGGAACTTCTACTTCTGAATCACTAGAGATTCCACCCATTATGAATTTAAGCATGTTTCTTGCCTCAATTCTTGGGTCTTTACCCATCTCATCAGCAATGAACATAACATCCACGTTATTAGGGAAGTTAACATCTGTTCCTTGGAACTTCTTTACATAGTCGGTAAAGTGAACCACTTTAGAGTTAGCTAGGCTACTTACATCTCCATTAAAGTATCCTGAAGTATCAAAACCCATAGTCTTTAAGAGGTCATTTCCTTTCAATAAGAAATCCTGACCTGAGTTGATAATACTCTCTACATCCCCTATAGATCCAGCTAAGAAACTCGATAAGAAAGTAGACATATTACCCCAGGAGTTCTGGATTTGAATAGCCATATCTGTCTTTATAAACCCTTTCAAAACCTGATGATAAATACCACCTTTCTTGTTTTGGCTAGTTTGTAAGGTCTTAGGAGGCATCCACAATAATTTAACAGTAGTATGCTCCTTCATCATAAAGTTATCATAGTAGAACATGGCATTTTCTTGCTTAGCCTTACCTTGATCATTTGTGGTTTTCTTCTTATTAACTTCCGCGCTCATAAGCTGTTGATTTCCTTGTTATACTGTTAAATCTCTTTAATATATTTGGTTTTGGCGGAGGAGGATCAGCTGTTGGCGCTGTCTTAGTCTCTGGTTTAGACCTATCTCCTGTTCCATCATCTTTTACATTCTCTTCTTTAGGCTGTATCTCTTGCTTATTATGGTCTCCTGTGCCATCTTCTCCAGTTGGTTTACTATAAGGGACAAATCCTGCAGTACTTCCAGAAGGAACTGATAAAGACCTTTGAGGATCTTGAGGAGGAACTGGTGCTGAACCTAAGTTTAACACATCAATTGCCATCTTCTTGATATCTTTATCAGGTACTGTCTTTACCTCTCTCAAATAATTCTCTATATTCATTTGTGTAAATTGATCTGGATTAGGATATTTACTTAAAAAGTCGTCATGAATCTTAAACTTTAGATTCTTATTATTGACAACTACTTTTTTCTTCTTCTCACTTGCATTCCATTGGTATCTCATTCCTGTATTGGAATCAAGATCTAAATCCCCTAAGTACCTTGGTAATTGAGCAATAGGATTTGATAAATATTGCATTACCTCTTCCTCTTTCTTACCTCTAATAAGCCTTGGTATCTTCTTTATAAAGTTAAACTCTTCCTCACTAACATCTCCTCTCTTCATGTCTGAGATTAACTCATCATAAATACCCATATCAACCAATTCCTTTACTCTATCTAACCTATTCATTGTGGCTCCAATATCGAGCAAAGGTGGTTTTCCTTTTCTATCTTCCTTCTTGATAATTACTCTATCATTAGGATCTTTCTTTTCCTTCTCCTTCTCTTCAGATTTCATCTCTAAAGCATTGGTAGGATAAGCAAACATGTGTGAAGGCTGAGGAGCTCTCTCTTCCTCTTCATAACTGCTTTCTACTTGTTCCTCAAGTTCCTGTACTACCTCTTCCTCTTTTAGTTCTGTATCTTCATTAGCCTTCTGCGTAAAAAATAAAGAGGCAGCGATTCCTGCCCCAATTCCCAAAATGCTCCCCCAAGGTATTCCTCCACTATCTACTTCATCTGAAGTTAATTGTGAGGATTCTCCTTCTGTAGGAGTACTTTCTGAATTAAAACCGCCACTTCCCATGGCTTTGGGTGCAAGAAAATTATCAAGGCAATCACTTATCATGATTCGAGAGGCATCTATAGATAATGCAATCCTAGTAGCCTTTTGTATGAGTATATGGTCGTGGTCAGTAATCTTTCTCATCTCTGAGAAGTCTTTATCCATCCATGACCTCATCCTCTTTATCATTTCTTTGGAAAACTTAACAGTCTCATACATCCTGTTAGCTGCGATGACTTGAGGGGCTAAATTTGAATATTCCTGTTTAAGAGCAACAGCCTTTGCATAGTACTGCTTTCTCTTAGTTTCATCTGTAGTAGAATTATAGGCAGCAACCAGAGCTTCAATTTTGGAACCTATATTGAGAAATTTATAGTAATATTTAGTAATTAGCACGTCAATCCTTAACTTCAAGAGAACTTTCATGAAATTAAACCATCCATTTTGTTTCTTCTCAATGTTCTTAATATGCTTTCTCGTTATCTTTCTACTAGAATCTATCTCTTGTTTTATCCTTTGAAGCTCTGCTTTTGCTTCGCCTGTCATAATGTCTATTTTATAAATTAAGATATCTCATTGTTATAGTGGCTGTTATCAATACCAGACTTAGTTGATCTTGTCTCAGTAGTATTCTTAATATTATTGTTTGTTATATTAATGTTTGTAGCCTTCTGATTGCTAGCTACTGCATTTGGATTATCAGTAGTCTTTGGTGGGCCTCCTACAGTACTTGTTGAAGACTTCTTCTCAGCATCTGGATTAGGTTTTGTTTTAACATCTGGAACTGGTTGTGGCTTACCTTCTGGTCTTGCTCCTCCTATCCCTGAATATTGACCAGCTCTACTATAAGCTTCTTTAAAGTAGCTTGGAGGAACTGTATTTAATTCAAAGTGGATATGTTCCTGATTACCATTAGGGTCTTCAAATAAAGTTCTTGTATTCTTATCAGGTCTTACCCAATAACCTTTACCTGCTCCCTGAGTAACTTTCTTACCATCTTTTACAGTTGCTCTACCATGTTCCTTTACCCATTGGTATAACTTACCCCTAATCTTAGGGTTTGTCTTAGTATGAATATCTACAGCTAAACCTCTATAGTGCTTAGAATTAGCGGCGTGACCATTCTTATCTATACCTCGGATAATATCACTTACTGATGAAGTAATCAATAACTCTCTTGGATCTACACCTAAGTCTTTAGCAAGCTTGTCTATCTCATCTATAATCTCAGGATGTAACCTTCTAAGACTGTAGTTGTCATACTTGAACTTGAACTTTATCTTTTTACCAGTAGCTTCCTCATATTCTTTTATAATCTCTGCCTGACCTTTCTTCTTATCTTCATCTCTCTCCTTCTTCAATAGGTTCTTATCTATCAAAGGCACAGCATCACCAACATGATCATCATAGTCTTTACTCCAATTGTTAGCATCTACTGGAACAGGAGTACCAAACTTAACAGGTTCAGCATTCATTCCAGAGTCTACATAAGTACCTCCTTCTAAAGTTCCTGTCTTAGTCATGTAAGGCCCAGGCCCCATTGGAGATCCTGTCTGCTCATTCCAATTCCTATCTATCTCAGCAGCTTGTCTGTTTGCTTGACCTTGTTTATATGCCTTATAGACACTGTACATACCAAAGGTGGCTAAGTTCTTACTTATTAAAGATAAGGTACTTTCATTACCACTATTTAGGTCTTTAAGATTAACACCTTCTTGTTGAAGTCTAATCTGATCCTTAACACTTCTCTCTTCAAGTAATGAATACGGAGCTACTAATGCTTGGATATTATCAACACCTAGTCCTTCGATTGCACCATCCATAATGGATACTGCCTCGTCATCAACAGCTTCTCTGGCATAATTAGGTAAATTCAGGACTGTATTGAGTTCATCCTTACCCCAACCTTTATCATCTATAAATTCCTGAGTAAGGTTCTCTGTTACAATCTTTTTCCAAGTTGCATTATCAACACCCTTTAGGTTCTTTAGCATGGTCTTTCTCTTCCTTGGCTCAAGGACTAGCTCATCCATTAAGCTATAAGCATCCCATACAGCCATTGCTGCACCAGCTACCCAGCCTACCACAGGAACTGCCCCTGCAACAGTATACGCTACTCCTTTAGCAGCTGCTCTTGATGCCAGGTTTAAGGCTACTCTCTTGAAGACTCTACCTACACTCTTAGTAAGTAACTTCTTACCTGCTGTAGATATTGTCTTAGCTCCTACAGCCTTAGCTGCTGCTTTAACACCAGTCTTACCAAGTACCTTACTACCTACTGAAGTAACGGTTCTACCAACTCTCCACATGAGACCTGGTTTCTTAGCTAAAGACCCTGCATATTTACCAAGTTTTCCTGATAATCTACCTGCTGTCTTACCTAGTTTAGAGAGTCCTCTTCCTCGTTTACCAAGTAATCTACCGAATAAACTCTTAGCACCTCTCCAACCTCTCTTAGCTAATCTACCTGCTTTCTTAGCACCTTTCTTTACTATAGCCTCTGTAGCTTCTTCTCCTATAAATTCAGTTATCTCATCTAAGATACCTCCTTCTTCCTCACCTTCACTACCAGTGCCATTGGCATTATTTGCTGCAGAGACTCCAAACTCTCCACTACTTATCTTCTCGTCTAGCTCATTGATTCTTCTAAGGATCTCATTCCTTAAAATATCAACTTTAATCTGGATAATATCTAGTTTCTTAACAATAACTGTTGGCCCTAATCCTCCTTCTATGGAGTTCATAGCCACAGCCTTGGTGTCTTTATCATCAGAACCAAACTTAGATACTACCTTGTTAACAAGTTTTCTAGCCTCTCTTAGACTAAATATCTTGCTCATCACAGATTGTTTCTGTGTAGAAGCCTGTCTATTAGCAAGCTCCTCTCGTACATTAGATAGCTTTTCAACTAACTGTTGTACTTCATTGATTCTGTTTTGTTTATCTTCATCTGAAAGGTCATAACCTCCCATTAAGGAAACCATGGCAGAATCTCTTTCTCTAAGCAAAGAAGCTTCTTCTCCTTTTAGCTTATTAATCTTTGTAAGGTTCTGAACCTCTTTTACCTCTGAGTATTCTCCAAGTAATTTAAAGAAGTCAATACCTTTTGTTTCTTTTGTCAAGGAGTCTATCTCTCCTTGTAAGTCTTTTTTCTGGGATACGAGGTCTGTATATTCTTTCTCTAGTCCCTTCTTATCATGCCAACCGGCAGTAGATTCGGATAGGTCGGAGTAGGAGCCTGAGCTCCCATCTCCTCCTCCTATACCCAAGGCAAATTTAGCAACATTCCAAGCCTTAGAAGTATACTTCTTCATCTTCTGCCAAGCGGACTTCTTACTCTCTTCCTTTTGTTGATTTCTCTCTAAGTCGGAAGCAACCTCTTCAGCAAAGGGATTTGTACTTTCTTCTGCCATACCTTTTACTTATCTTCAAATGTTAATTTTAACTTTGGATAATCAGGGTCAATATCATCATTCTCTCTAACATACTTGATGTAATCTGTATACATCTCTCTGACACTGAAGTAGTAATAATCCTCCAAGTTATCCATCTTGGCGAATTTGTTTAAAGTGAATTTTATCTTCCGTAATTGGGTTATTCCACATGAAGTCGCGAAAAAAGGTCTTGTTAATGTGGTCGATGTTTACATTTATTGAGACCTGTTCCCCTCCTCCAGAACCTTCTTGACAGTTTGGACATAAAACCTTTATCGGAGTAACTCTATCGAATAACATTCCTTCTAACCATAGCAATGCACCTGCCGATCCTCCTCTACAATTCAGAACTTCATTCTCTATAACTCTAGGTGCTTTGTTGTAATCCTTAAATACAGATAACAACTTAATATGGTCGATATCTACAGAAACAGTATTCTGCACATAGTTATCCAAGCATTTGATAAACTCTGCTACTGTAGGTATCTCAATCTCATACTCTTTTTCACCTAAAACTATCTTTGAAGGTACTTTCGTATCTTCATAGTCGAGAAAGTTGAAATTTGCCGTGTCTATTTCTGTCTGAATGGAATTTCCACAGTGTGGACATTTGACAGTAGTGACATATTTCAATGAATCTGAAATAGTTAAGGACTTCATAAAATAAATGAGATAGTCAGCATCTAGCAGAGAAACAAATTCAAGATTGATTCCATTCTCCTCTAGTAACTTCAAGTCTTTTCTATAAGCTAACACATCATTAGCTTCTGGATTAGACATGTAGTTTACTATCTGTTTGAAAGTCAAGGGAAGTACATTTAAACCTGGTTGATTAAAAATAAACTTCCCTTGAGATGGTAAGTGTTTTGCTGTTAAAAGCATAGCTTGTTAATTCTTTAATGATTATTTTACTGATGTAATTCGTGCAGTAGGTCCGGACTTAATATCACGAGAATAATGTTCGTATTTCAAAGCCCAGTTAAGCATACCAACGTTCATACGGTTAGATGCATCAAATCCTGACTGCTCAGTATGTGGATTGTTTATTGGGTGACAACCATAAAACATCCATTCTTTAATAAGGTTTCGTGTGGTGTTGTACTGTCTGAATTTAACAGTAGTTGTATAGTCTTCTTTTCTATGAGACTTTCTGGTATCACGGTCTGACATCAATAGAGCCCACTCCTCGAACATATACTGCATAGACATATCCTCAAAATCCATCAAGGAGAAGGATAACATACCTGCTGTCTGTGCATGTCCTGCCTGGGTTAAGTTAAACCCTCTTAACTGAGCATCTAATGATTCAACTTCCATAGAGATACCAAGGTCAACGTTCTGTACCCTCTGGTTGATAATATCCATAGGTGGCATATATATGCCTCGTGGAGCTTGAAATTCAATTTCCCACTCATCGTTGACAATCATTTCCCTATTGTTGGCTGCAATAGAGTGATAATTTTTAAATTCTAATGGCATAGTTGTTGTTTATAGTTTGGATTCAGTGTAGCTCTCAAATTTCAATGTCAAATCGTCCTCTGGAGAGCAATTATAAAACTCATACTTGGCTACATGAAGGTAGTTATAATCATACCTATCAATCTGTAGCTTCTTGCACTTTGTTAGCTTCTTCTTAAATGATGAAGTATCTGTAAATGGAACTAATAAAAATTTAACTTTATTAGTGTCTAACTCAATTCCGTATATACTCCCATTGATATAGTCATTCTCAGAACTATTCTCATCATTAATTCTAACCTCCCAAAGATCCTTAGAAGTTAAATTCATTATTAACATATTATTCTAATATATTTAAAGTTATGTTCAATTCAAATTTCTCAGGTCTTAACTCTGGGAATTTATATTCTATTACTATTTTGGCTTCTGAGTTATCTCTTCTTAAAGATACCATACTAATTGAGTCTAATATTTGAATGTCATCCCTCAATTTTGATATAACCTCTTCTGCTTTCTTAGCAATATCGTCTAATGTTGTACCTAGACAGTCTTTTAGTCTATATAATCGTCTATGAATCCTCTTTCTGGTGATTTCTAAGAAGGATTTATTACCAAAACCATTAATATAGTTGATGTAATACCTTAATCCATTAAAAGAAATGGTATTTACATTCCTAAAGTTAGTTGGATTTGAGATTTCTCTTATAGAAGATCTTAAACTAACATCCCCTACATAGTATTCCTTCATCTTAACTAAATACAAATAAGGAGCAGGCACTTCTGTCTTGTTATTAAACAAGAACTCACCATAAGTAGTCAGCATTTTATTTGCTGCCTCATCACTTGGCTCGATTGTTTTGTAATTAGCAAGTACTAACAGGTCTCTTTTCTCAGCTAAGTCTATTAATTTAGCTTCTACCTTACTATCTAATGGTAAATCATATAGAAAAGCATCTATATCTACATCATCTTCAAAGAAATCTTCTAAAAATGGTAGATAATCTTCAGGATTATCCCCAATATATTCATCTTTATAAGGTGTAGATAGGTCGTCATAGATATCTATGTTAGCTGTATGGATATTTAACCTCTCATCTCTTGCATCTTCATGGTCTGAAATCAACTCATGAGTATATAAAGAGACATATTTAGACTCTAAGTTTACTTTCTCTAAGAAACCATGGTAATCTTCCTCATATTGAAATGATTCTACCATAGCTCCTCTTCTAAATATCTTTAATACACCATGGCCATCCTTACAAGTAAATCTAAATGAAGTATTTCTACCATAGTTCCCATCTTCATTCTTTGTATAGATGTAGAACAATCTACTCTCAGGATTATGGATCAAGTCTGTATGGTATTTCTCTGACTCTATGTTAGATACATATACCTCTAACTTCTCATCTTCTGTAAACTCAGCTCTACTTAAGTTTGGTTTCAAGATTGGAAGATATTGATTTATATAGATATACAAATAAGGAACTCCATTTATAACTTCTTTCCTAAATCTATACTTAGTATCTGTAAAACTGTCATTCAAATAGTTAGTAAAAACAGCCCCACCATCAGTAGTATTCCCAAAGTCTCTTCCTAACAGAGTAGTTTCCTCACCTAAATGAAAGTAGTTGATATCTAGATCATAATAATATAATGCCTGAGTAGTTCTACCTCCAATAGTGATGTTCCTTACAAACAAAGCTTGTCTGGTTTCTCCTGTAGCTCTGTCTATATAAGGCAGTGTTAGATAATAAGGTTTCTGCTCACTCCAAGAATCATCCTTTGGTAATCTTACAATGAAGTGATTGGTAAAGTTGTCATTCCTCTTAATACTCCCTATAAACTCATTCCTTGAAAATCTTATTAGTGGAGGGCAATTGTCATCAAACTTAGCTCCATGTGCTGAAGGAAATCTCCTATCATCAGAAATAACAACTGAACCTCTTAGTTCTGGATTCTTAGATACTCTCTTAGCTGCTACTGAGTAACCCATATCAAACAGGTATCTAAACTTAGTTAGCTTTGCAGAAGAACCGTCTTCAAAGGCATCATAGAAGTCTTCAAAGGTATCAAATTTCTTAGGAAAAGAAGGACCGGATAAAGAAGGTACAAGCAATCCAATAGTCTCTCTATCAACAGAACTTGACTGATAGACGACATTAATGTTATTTATGTCTAATGATATACCCATAACCTCTACTTTTGTTTACCTCCTCCAGTTTCCCAGAAGTTTCTTGCATTTGTCAACCCTAACTCGCCAACTATAGCATACTCTATAGTATATTCCTCATTTCCAAAGGAAGATCCTGAAAATGAAGTATCTGGAGTCATTAATATTCCTAAATATGATTTATAGTGTATTCTCCTCATAGCTGTATTATACATATGGATAGTAATCTTAGTACAACAATTCTTATAAGGTCTAACCTTATAGTCATTAACCATATGTTTCTTATAATCAGAGAAATACTTCTTCCACACCCTCTCACCATTCTGAAGAACATCTAATACATTCAGTCTTATAGACCTCTGGAAGTTCTCGGACTCTGGGATTAATATAGAAGATCCCCCAAATAACTCCACAGCCATAGGATTCAAGCTAGAATCTATAAATTCAAATGAAGTTATTGGTAAGAAATTATTTCCATTCTGTGAGTAAGGAGGAGGTGGTGGACCAGATCCATTATGATAATAAGGTTCTATCTCTATATCCCATAGGTTAGATGTCCAAACCTCTAATCCTTTTACAGAATTATATCCTTTAAATGTTGTAAATCCTGGATAACTTATCCATTCTCCTTTATTGGTATCTCTTGATTGTTTCCAAGGGTTTAATTTCTGAACTTCATCAGGTAGAACATCGGATACATTATCTAACATTCTACTAAGAGATTCATTCTTAGCTACTTCTTCTTGTGCAGCTCCCATTAAACCTTGAATACCTCCTTCATAACCAAATTTCTTCAGTGCCCAGTCTGTAGCTCTTGTTAGTTCTGCTTGATACTCACCTATTGCATTTAAAGTCCCTTTAACAGGATCTTCAATGATGTTATTAAGGTTTCTCAGTGCCTTAGTAGCATCAGGAGGTAGCTTAATATTTATCTTGCTAAGTAATGGATCTATTAGTTTATCTATTGCATTTGCTGGGTCATCTAATAAAGATGCTCCATTATCATCTCCTATTCTCTTTATCACCCCTGTATGGAATGACCTAGCTCTTCTTAGTGTATTGTGAATAGCATAGTTAATAATAGGGTAGATATTTGGATCAATCTCTGTTCTTTCTTTTATTTCTTGTAGAGATGCTGAAGGGTTTCTTAATGCCCTTGGTAAAAGCTGTGAGGGTATTACTCTTCTTATCTCGTTTTCTACATCCTCAATACCACTTCTTACCTTTGGAAAGGCTAGACCAATAAACCTATCTATCTCTTCACCTCCAATTCTACTTAGTATTGACATGTTCTCTTATTGGTTGTAATATAAATTCATATAAGATATCATCATAGTGATTGATATCTGTTACATGTAGGTCAAACTGTTTCCCCATAAATCTGTAGACTATCTCATCACCTAAATCTAATACTTTGTCTGTATGATAAGTCATTATCTGCTCGCTAGCATTAACATGTAATTTAGCTCCATTTAATTGGTGAAGAATCAACTTCGTTTCAAACTCAATGAAGTTCTTATCCCCTACAGAGTGCATATCCTTACTTGCTACTTTACCATAGACCTGATTTATCAATTGATCATAGTCTGGCAAGGTAGCTCTTGTAGTCTCTCTCTGTAATCTTCTTACCTTAACTGTTGAGCCATAAATATTTAGATAGTGAGGAAACATCTGAGCAAACTTTATCTTATTAAAGTCTCTCGTGTCTGCTACATACTTACTGAGGTAGTCTTCTATCATTTCAGGTAATTAATGAATTCTTTCATTTCCTCTCTGGTGAACTCTTGTACTTCACCAGAAACTAGTTTTAACACAGCTGTATTTACAAGGTCTGTAATATCTCTTGGCTTGGTAAGGTCTATAGTATCCTGTACCTTTAACAAGATTCCTTTATCTCTGTGACCTGTGTAAAACACTGTTATAGTTGGTTTCCCAACTGGGCTTAATCTCTTGACTAAGTAAAGTATAATCCCTAACTTGTCAATCTTTATTATCGTTACTTGGTGTAGCCTGTCTTCCGATTCCTCTGATTTAATGATGTTTAGATCTATTGTGTTAGATATTATCATTTTCTTTGGAACAATTCGGCTAACTCTGTCTGTTATGTCTATCATTGGTTTAATCTGAAACTAAAAACATAGTTAATGTCTTTATATTTTAATACTATATTGTCTAATAAATAGATATATTTGTCTGTTCTTAACCGTCTATTATATTCTTCCTTAAGTTCCAGAGATATATAATAGTAACTACTACTCAAACCCCTACTATCTAAAGCTCCTTGTGAAGCAGGACCTATATTTATAACAGAAAAAATAGTGTTTGAATTAGGAACATAAATAGCGCCTGAGGGTACTAAAAAAGTAAGGTTTCTTAAGCTTCTACGACCTGAATCACCAGAATCAGGAAATCTCAATTCAAAAAATGGAGGAATTTTTTCAAAACTACCAACCAACTCCTTTCTATCTCCTTTCCAGAAAGGTATTGAAGTAGGTTCAAATACTAAATCCATAAATTTTCCATTATCTCCATCTATACTTATATGGTAAGTATTTAGATTTTTAAAATTCCCTAAATTAAACCTCGCAACTGGATGCATCATAATTTCTAAAAATAACTTAATCCATGAGTTAATGCTAAATAATAGGTCTCTACCTCTTGTTGCAGGTTCATCTTCTTCTCATCTAATCCTCCAAATAACTGTACAGGAAGCATCGGATACTCAAAGTTTCTATTTAGCTGAATAATATAATCTATCTGGTCTAGCAAACACTGTTTTATAAACGCCTCAACATGTCTGTCTTCCAGGAATCCTAATGTAGATTCTGGGACTAACTCATTCAAATCATTGAAATCATAGTATAATGGCAACTTATAAATAGCATTTACTACGGCATTGTCTAAACTTGGTCCTTCATAAACCACCTCTGGATGTCTAAACCTTAATCCATAAGTAGGTACGTAAGAAGCTAATCTATTTATAGATATAACTCTTGTTGGCTCTAATTCAACCAAATCCTCATCTGTTATTAAACCTTGACAAAATGATTGAAAATTAGACCTAAATTTGAACCCAGGGTAGAGGTTTACCTTCCTTAACATAATCAAAGGAACCTGATGAAACCATCTATCTATAGATTGCTTCAATAACTCTACCCTAAGCTCTAATGGATTTGCTTTGCCAGTTAGAGCCAATAACTCATTAATGTCTGGCAATACCATTAAAGTAGCTTTCAGATCTATCTTTTTGAAGAGATCTGTTAATTTTATATGTCTGTATTGGCTCATTATAATTCTGATTTTATATAATCATCTATGTAAAACCTTCTTGTATATAAGGTACGAATATCTAAAATATCTTCCCTAAAGTGATCTATTACAGAGGATCTGTCTTGTAAAGATTTACATTTTGATAATGCATTATCTATCTCTTTCATCTTAGTGATATCCTTATTCTGAATATTACCAAGAGATTTTAAATAACCTAAACTAGAGAATATAGGGAAATTATAATAACCAGATCTCCAGTAAGATTCAGACCCTAACTCATACCAAGTACACAACATTTCATCTGCTTGCTCTAAATCATATTTAGATAAGTCTTTTACCATCTTTAGGAAAGCATCCTTGGCTTTATCATAGGTCTTCTTAGCTTGAAACCAACTGGGAGTATTTATCTCAGTGTTAAGTACCTCAAGAAACCTACTATAGTTTCCTAATTTAGGATTATAATTCTCATCCGGAAATCTTATTCCTATGGTTTCTGAGAACCTTTTTACTTTTACAGAATAAATCATACTTATTTTATGTAAATAATGGGATTCCTAAACCACCTGCCAAAGTTCCGACACCTATTTTAAAGGAATTGTTACTTGATCTAGGCATCTTAAGGTGGGTTTCCTCATTAGACTTTAATAGATCTCTTTTTGTTTTGAGTTATTCTCTTAGGCCTAACTTATCTGACTCATTGAGAAACCCAAACCTACTACCTTTATCTAAGATGGATTCTAAGCTATTGACTCTCTTCTTCAGAGGGCTAATATTTTCTTCATAGTACTCATGAGCTTTCTTATCATCTAGGTGATCTTTGATCAACTTACTAGCGCCAAACCCAGCTAAACCTCCAGAAACACCATACCTTAGAGCATTGTAAGTCTTATTACTCCCACTAAATTTATTAGCTAAGAATCCACTTCCTATTCCAGTAGCTCCTCCTACTATTACAGGTATTAAGTCGGACTGTCTCTTAACTTTTACTGGATATATCATTTCTTTTCTTTATTTTTCTTGTCTTTCTTCTTTTTCTTCTTATCTTTGTCTGAAGAAAATAAGAAACTTACTATTGGATTAAAATCCTCTTTATCAGAGGAATCAAAGCTCTTAATTTTAAAAGGATAACTCATAGGCCACTACCATTTATTGCAGCAATAGTAGCAGCACCATCACTACTTGTTTTACCAGGACTAAACCTAGCTCTTCTCGCTAACTCTAATCCACTAATGCCTGTAACTAAACCTGACCCTCTTGCAATCATGTTGGTATCTGAAATAGCCATTCCTGCTCCTGTCCCTGCCAAGGTATTACCTATCAAGTTCATCCTCTTAGCATAGTCAGATTTATTTCTTAAGGCTCCTATTTTGTTATCATACAAACCTTTACCAGCACCAACTGCTGCTCCTACTGAAGGTAGAAGAAGAGCGTCAGTTAGGGATTGTTTCTTAACTTCTTTGTTTAATCGTCGGTTTGACTCATGCATTGCAAATACACCAGGCAAACCTATGACTTTTCCTAGATTCTTGTCTGACCTATCTCCTCTAATAGCACCGCTAGCATAGATTCCAGCGCCAGCACCACTTATAGCAGCACCTGCTAGTCCTAAGTTCTTAGAATCATCACTAAACTTATCCTGATTTGCATTATGATTCTGAATGAAGACTCTAGAACCAACTCCTAATCCAGCTCCAACTGCAGCAGGGAGTACATAGTGATTAACTACCTCTGAATGTTTCTTAACTACAGGAAATATCATAACAAATCTTCTACTTGTTTTTCACTAAAATACATGGGCCAATGTCCTAGATAAACTCGTAAATATTTATCTTTCAAATCTTCCATGATCTTTATTGCCTCTGGTGTTTCAAGCTCTACCTGAATAGATTGATTAAATAGTCTCAAAACATGAGGTCTTCCATATCCCACATTGTTTCTTACCTTTTCTTCCACTTGATGCTTAGGCATATCATCTAAGTCTTGCATAATCATTAATACTCTTTTTGTGGCAGAACAAGGACAATGATTGACTACATCAAATATTTCTTCATTTATCATTCCTTCTCTAAATTTCTCACGTATTCTATACACATATCTAGGTATTCCATATCCCTCTCTGGCGAAGGAGATGACCTCTCTATAGCCCCTTTCCCTGCTCTATAATATGCTTCATATTCTTCAGGATCAGTTACTATAGACAAAGGTCTCTTAGATGATAATACCTCATTAAACCTTGTTACTACTGATTCAAGTATCTTTGCATCTCGTTCATTAACATATAAGTCTAACATAAACTTACACTTCTTTCCTAATGCATTCTCTACTTTCTTCAGTTTACTCTTATTCTTTTTACTATTCCACCAATCATAAAGTATTTTACCTGTATATAAAACGATACCCCAGATAACAACCTGTTTAACCGGCTTTGGAATCAAAGGTTGAGAGTTTATGTAACGTTGTTTCTTTCTTTCTTTTTCTAACTCTAGTTTCTCTTTGAATGTCATCGTGTAAACATAGATTTACTGTTAGGGTTAACCCTCATCTGTTGATCTAATCTACCTATAGCATCTTGAGACTGATATATAGAGAAGATAGCTTGCCACATGGTTTCTAAGTACTTCTTATCTGCATAAGGTTCTGGTGAAGATCTCTCTATAGCTTCCATAGTATCTAAATAAACCTTCTCCATATCCTCATATCTAAACTTTACTGTTGCTTGAACCACATCTTTCTGTGTCAAGAAATCAGAAAATCTAGATGCACACTTAGATACTTGTGCAGCATCATCTGAATATCTATAACCCGATGTATCAATAGATTGAGTATTCATGCTCTTCAACTTCTTGAGAACCAAAGGGCTTAATAGTTTGTATAAAGTATACATTGTTCCTCCGGCAATCACAACCTTTCCAAAGGTACTGGTAGCTAAGGCTTTAGCTCTCTCTCCCCATGAACCTACTTGTTGATTATAGCCTGAGAATCTCTTTGATACTTTTCTTGTTTCTTGTTCTTTATCCTCTTCGGGAATCCATCTTTCTCCAGGTGAATAAGACGGCATCTTTACATCTCCTTTATGAGTCATATCACTTTGAGCATTTACAGCGTCTAATTCCTGTAAATATTTATCTCTATACATACCTCTCATTCTTCCGTTCTTGTTAAATTTATCCCTATATCTTTTACCTCCTAAATAGCTTCCTACTACCAAGCCTCCTACTGAATAAGTATTCTCATCTCCTTTTAGATTTAATAAATCTCGTAAAGCTAATCCTCCTGCAGCTCCTATTAGAGCTCCTCTGGTAACATGTTTCAAGGATTCAACAGCTATAGGGTAGGCATCATCTATAGGAATTTTCATTCTCCCTTCTTTTAAGAGATAGTGAGGTACTCCTTTCTCTGGAATACCTCTCTTCTCTAACTCATATTTAAATGTCTTTAAATCCATATTCTAATGATAATGGTGTACAACTGCTTGTGGAACAGTTCCTGGTGCTGGCTGTGGCTGAGGATGTTGTTGAGGATTTGGCATGGCTTGCTTTATAGCTCCAACTGCAGAACCTGCTGCATTGGCTCCAGCTCTCAGTACCCTTTTTCCCGCTGAAATAGCACCTGCTGTTGCTAAACCTCCTACAGCTAATGCTCCAGCTCCAGCTATTGCTGCTCCTGTTATACCTCTCTTAGCTACTCCTAACAATCCATTTCCTGTACCTCTCAACACAGCGGCAGTCTTTTCAGCTCCATTTCGTGCGGCAGCATATTCCTCATGGAACTTATCCCATCTTTTCTTACCACCTATAATGTTAGCTGTTCTTCTGACTCCTTCTTTTACACCTGTACTTACAGCGTCTTTAGTTCCCTTTAACACATCTCCTGCTGAAGGTGCATTATCAAACTTCTGAGCTACCTTATCACCCCAATAATTTAACGTTTCTCCTGTTGTTGCACTCTTACCTTCTGCCTTATTCTTCTCAAATTGAGCTATGTTAGCATCTCTTTGAGCCTTAGCTTTATCAAAAGCTGTATTAGTATTTGGCTGTGAAGTTACTGGTTGAGGTGTTGGTGTTGGGTTTGGTTGAGGAGCTTGTGGTTGCTGTTGAGGTTTAGGCTGAGGAGGAGGTGTTACTGTTGATGTATTATGCTGAACAGAATCAGGTCTTGGCTGTTGTACAACAGTCTTATTGACCTTAGTCTGATTATTATTAGCACCCGCTCCTATTATAGACTTCTGGGTCTGTTGATGAGTTTGCTGAGCTTTCTCTACAATAGATGTTGGGTTGGCATTGGCATTTGGATTTACAACTGGCTTATTCTTCTGTTGTTGAGTACCTTTACTCCTCAATGCAGCTGCGTTCTCTACTGTGGCTGAAGGATTTGCATTCTGATTTGTAGGTATGAAGGTCTTTGACTCATTCATTCTACCTTTCTGACTGGGGTTCTGTACAAATCCTGCATTATTCTTAGCTTCTACACTTACAGTAGATTGATTCTGTTGTGATCCTACTCCTGCCTTCTGTTGTCTATTTCCCCAACCTTGTTGACTAGATTGTTTATTCTGCTGTTGTTGAACTCTTTGTTTATTAGCATCTTTTCTAGCTTGTTCCTCAGCTCTCTTCTGAATATTTTTATTCTTATTCTCCTGCCTCTTTTGTTCCTTATTCAGCTTTGCTTGTGTTGGAGTTTCTCCCATTGGTTTGGTTGGGTTTGCTCCTGCTCCAGGTATGGATTTGTTCTGCTGTGATTTATTGGCAGAAAACCAATCTGTAGTCTTACTATTATTAGTATTTGTTGTACTCTTTGATTTAAAGAAAGATGTATTCTTGTTAGTATCTTGCCTTCTTATAGTATTTAACGGTTTAGAGAAGCTAGTCTTTTTAGGACTAGCCCCCATTAAACTCGTTGTAGTAATACTTCCTTTGTTTGAACCTCCTCTATTGAAGAAAGATCCTATTTTACTGAAGAATCCCCCTCCTTTAGTAGGTGCTCCGGCAAATTGTCTTGTGCCTACAAAGATATACTGATTCCCATAAGAGTCTGTATATACTCTTTTATTGTTGTATGTCATAACTCTTTCTGGATTTTTTATTTTAGTACCTATAACTTCCCTTTGAAGTATAGTTAGATGACATAAAAGTGGCTAAATCAACTCCATGTTTCTTAGCTAATTCAGATAATTTACCTCTCTGTTTCATTAGTTCATTTTTATCAATAGAATTATTTTTGAACTTAGAAACTTCTTTCCTCCACATTTCACTTAAATATTCTGAGTTAATCTCTGGATTCTTATCCATAAGTAAATGTTTACTTCCACCTGTCAATTGCTTAACTCCCCCTGCAGGTTTACTCTTAGGAAAAAATTTACTATGACCAAGTCCAGCTACTCCTCCTAAAGCTCCCCCTCCAATTGCTCCTAGAATTGCACCTTTATGTCTCTTCCAACCTTTTTCATTTTTGTTCTTCTTAGAGTCATATAGAGCACCTCCTATACCACCTGCTAACATTCCTATCCCGCTACCTAGGAGAGAACTCTTGGTAGATGAATTCATGAAAAGTTTGGTGTTCTTAATTACAGGATATATCATTTTACAAATATCTACTATTATTTACAGAAGCATAGTTTGATTTAAACTTATACTTTTCTCTTAGAGAATTTAAAGTATTTAAAACCTGCTCTGTTCCTACATTCCCATCGCTTTTAGCTTTGTCTTGAACTCTTCTATAACTATTCAAGGCATCAACTATATTATTTTTACTATAAGTCTTTTCTGGATGTAATTTTTGTAGCTTTCTATAGGTTTTTATAGAGTTTAGAACCTTATCTCTAGATCTTCTAAGCTTAGATCCACCATTATAATCTATTGATTTATACTGTTCAGCTAAATCTAACAGATCGGATGCTGATTTCTTTGCATTAGAATCGAAACTAGGTTTTACCTTACTAAGATCATTGCTAAAACCTGGTTTAGTATTTCCAAAGACATTCTCTACTTTGACTTTTTCTTTTGGAAATACCTCTTCTTTAACTATCCTATGTAACTCCTCTGAGCTACTTTCTGGAGTAAAAGTTTTAGCTGAACTTTCTACATTATTTTTTAGATCCTCTCTTACAAAGGAAAAGTCTGTTGGATTAGTAGTACCTGCTTTCTTGAATTCATTCTCTACAAATGAAGAAGCTGCTTCTTTTTGTGCTGAGGTAGGTCTTCTAAAATCATTAGAAGTAAAACTCTTTCCTCTACCTAGAAGTTTAATATTCTTCTTTTTAAGATCCTGATTATCATACTTATTACCAAGTAAATATCCAGCACCTGCTCCGCCTAGTACTCCAATAACTGCTCCTCTGTTTCTGCTAATCCAGCTTTCATTCTCTTTGGGAACTCTATGTTTATCATAAATAGATCCTCCCAATCCTCCATAAAAAGCACCTAACCCAGCTCCAAATAAAGCCTTTCTACCTAATCCAAAATCTGCCTGAGTTCTTACTTTTATAGAATATATCATTTAATAAAGATTAATAGTTTCTTTTTATAACTGGAGTATATTTAGAGAATAATTTTGTAGGAACATATCCACTTACATTAGATTGGTTCTTTTGATTTAAAAGAAGAGTAGTATTATCTTTCTTTTTAAGAACATCTTTTAGAGCACCATTACCCCATTTATTGTAAGCCATTCCTGCACCTGCACCTACTGCAGCTCCTCCAGCGGCTCCTGCTACTGCTCCTTTTATTCCTTTCTTGGCAGCACCTATACCAGCTCCAGCTACACCACCAATGATAGCTCCTTTCTGGGTGTTAGAACGTTTGTTCCACCAATCCATAGCTTTCTTACCAAACTCAGCTAGTTTACCACCACCTTCTGCAAATAATCTAGCTTGGGTTTTAGTGTCTTCCAATTCTTGTTGTCTTTTAAGTCTATCTACCTTTCTGCGTACATCTTGTCCATAGAAATGTCCCCCTATACCTCCGAGAAGGGATAAATTAGATGCTGGTGCTGAAACCACAGATAATCCTCGTTTTATATCAGTATAAGGATTTAAATCTGGATTATTATCAAAAGCTTTTGCCGTTCTGTTCGCAACAATAGGAATTGTTATAGCACTTGCTCCTATTGCTCCTAAAGCAGCTCCTTTAAGACCTCTACGAATCATTAGATCTCTCTTCTCTTCTGGACTAAGACCATATTTATCTGCTTCTTTCTTTCCGAGATATGCATTTAATGCAGCTCCACCTCCGATACCCGCTAACTGTATTGCAGCTGCATCATTAAAAGATATTTTTCCCATTTTAGTATTGTTTTTTTTTATTTTCTTTTATTCAATTTATTAGCTAATTTAATAGCTTCTATTTGTACTTCCCTATCTTGTCTATTACTGTTTATAAGAGAAGTAGCATACAAAGGTAAAGAAGCAACGGGAGCTACCCTAGAAGCTAATAAACCTCCCGCATAAGCCATTGTAGATCCTCTACCTCTTAGACCCTTATTTTCTAGTTTCTTTCCTCTAAGTAGAGCCATATTATCTCTATACTTATAATCAGAATATACAGGCTCTATTCCCTGTAAAACACCGTGTGTTAACTTCTTACCTTTATAAGTGTCTTCACCAAAGAAACCTCCTCTTTTATAGTCTGGATTCTTTCCTTGGAATGAATGTTTCTTCGTTTTAGATAGAGCTTCATGAGCATCTATCATCTTCATTTGAAGTTCTTTATTTCTCCTATTCCTATTTCTTAGATAAGCTACTGTAGAACCTATAGCAGCTCCTGAAGCTAGTACAGGGATGGCAAGACCTCCTGACATTGCTACCGCTGCTCCTCCTGCTGCAGATGCTCCTAAAGAACCCAAAGCATAGACCTTTCCTCCATTTCTCTTCATCCAACTTCTATCATCTACACCTTTATTTAGAATCTTATAGGTATCTGAGTTATATTTATCTGAATAAGCTCCAGGTATTAATTTATATCTAGTAGGAGTTAGTTTTACTCCAGAATATGTGTCTCTTCTCCCTATAAAGTTAGATCCCTTTCTCTGATACAAAGAATCCCCTTCTCTGTATTTAGGATTAAATAAGGAATAGTATCTTAACATAGGGGGGGGTAAATTCTTTGGTTCTACCATTTGATTTAAAAAGAAAAGGGAAGGAAAAGAATTAACTTCTTCACCTTCCCTTACATTATTTATTATTATATGCTTCTATCATCTTGCATTACTGCAACTCTCCAGCCATAAGGGAGTTTATTGATAGGAACTTGAAGATAGTTTGATAATCTCACTAACATATTCTTATTTAATCTGCTAGGCATTCCTAAATCAAACTTATCTCTTTCTTTATCAAATGTTCCTATCTTATCAAAGTACCATGATTGTAAATCTTTATAATCAATAGAATACTTTAAGGATTTATTATTAAATTCCTCTAATCTGAAATCTCTACTGTAAGATCTTATATCTTTATCAGCACTTGAGTCCCTTACTTGTAAATCAGATAGATCTGAATAATTCTTAGAATCTAATCACTTATTAGGATAGTTTTCATCTAAGTAATTTTCATACTTACGTTTTGCAGTATTTCCTACAAATCGACTAGCTATAAGGGCAGCAGGGCTTAGAGCTGCAACCCCAGCACCTTTAAGACCTCCTCTTAACATAAGTTGTTTAGTCTCTTGACGACTTAGACCGGCTTCTTTTGCATGATTTTTAGATCTTTGAGCACCTATATAGGCTCCAGTTGCACCAATAGCAAGAGGAGCTGCAATTATAGCACCTTTAGCTAGAGGAGACAATTCTGAGAAGTTAGCTTGGGATTTTGTATCTTCCTGATCTTTGAAATTTTCCCATTTACGTTTAGCTTTATTACCAACAAAACGGCTAGCTACTAAAGCAACTGGAGATAAAGTACCTATTCCTGCTCCTTTCAAACCACCTCTCCACATTAGCTGGTTAGTTTCTTGACGATTCAATCCTGCTTCTTTAGCATGTTTTTTAGAACGTTGAGCTCCAATATATGCACCTCCTGCTCCAAGAGCAATAGGAGCGGCAATCATAGCTGCAGCGGGAATTGCACTTTGTCTACGAGTTAATTGTTGGATTCCAGCTCCTGCAAGACCTCCAAGTACAGAACCTACTCCAGCTCCGATAGCCATAGCTTTCTTCTTATTCTTTCCACGACGGCTAGCAACAATACGTCCAATACCTGCACCAGCAGCACCAAGACCTACAGCTCCAATAGCAGCACCTTTCCAGTTATCTTTACCAAAACGACCTACTGTTTTTAGAAGACCTCCTTTAGTTTCGGAAGCAGGAATATTCATTGTGGAAGTTCCTGAATAATATTTAGAAGCAAGGTTATCTAGGTAATCTGATTCTTGTCTTACAACTGCTGCAGATTTCTTAAATTGTGCAGGACCATATTTACCTATAGCTACACCAGCACCAGCGCCAGTAAGACCTCCCAAAACAGCTCCTGCATTACGTTTAAGCCAATTACCTTGACGTTTCGCTTTCTTATCCATTAGATAACCAGCTGCCGCACCTGAAGCTGCTCCTGTAGCACCTCCAATAAGTTCATTTTTGTGTTTACTTACAAAATCAGTTAATTTGTTGAATTGACGTGTTTGATACATATTTTTTGTAAAATTAGATTGTTCTTTATTTTTAGCTGCCAAGATTTCTCTATCTCTTTCTTTTCTATTTTGGTCAGCTACATATCTGTTAGCTAAGGTTCCGGCTAATTTCGACCCAGCACCTATACCTGCTAATGTTCCTAACCCTGCTAAGGATAAACCTGCTTTCTTAGCTATAGCTCTACCCGCAAGACCTCCAGCTAGACTGGCAGCAGAACCAATAATGGCTCCTTTGTTTCTACCTAACCAGCCTTTTTCTTTGAGACCCATAGCCTGTCTAACATCTCTATCTAAGGCATCAGACTGAGCACCTTCACGGCCTCCTGCTAAGGTCCCGGCACCTACTGCTGCTGCAGTTATACCTTTTCGTATATTACTTTGTGTTTTTGTTTGTGCAGTATTCTTCATCTTTGATCTATTCATATTAAATTATTTAACTGCTAATTTCTTACTTCTAGCTATCTCAGAATCAACTGCATCTAAATGTCTTAGTCGGTCTCTTTGAATATTCTTAAGTTCCTTCTTAGCTCTTCTGTTTCCATTGAAGATTGCCCCACCAATTCCACCTGCTAAAGCACCTCCTACTGCGCCTACTCCGGCTCCAATAGCTGTACCTACTACAGGAACTACAGAACCAATTCCAGCCCCAAGAGCTGCACCTGCTCCTAGTCCACCTACAGTACCATACTTAAGTCCATTTTTAATTCCTGTAAGCTTTCCTCTAGTAACCTCTAGTTGTGATGCTGATTTACCTACTAGACTTCTTCCTTCACCTATTCCTCTCTTAGCAAGTTCTCTCTCATAAGCTTCATCATCTGATCTTCCTTTATTCATCCATCCTTTAAATGTAGCTTGCTGACGGGTTTCTAGGTTACTCTGCATTCTAGTATACCAGCTATCTTCAACAACTATGTTAGAGAAAGATTTTACTTCGGTTAGCTTATCATATGCATTAATCAAATCTCCTGTAGAGTAAGTTAGCCAAGTTAATATACCAGGATTAGAAATATACTTATTTTTCTCAGCCTCTTCAAAGAGTATTCTGGTAACCTTATCTAATTTATCAGCTTCTAACTTCAACTTATTTAGTTTAGAAGTACTTGCTGCTGACTTAGATTCAATGTCTGGGAGACTGTTTACAATTGAAAGTATATTCTCAACACATTTCTCTACTTTCTTATACCAGATAGTAGCTTCCTTACTTTGTTTGAGATCTTTCTTTATGGATTTTAGGAACTTATCACATTCTTTCCTAAGATTTTCCTTGAGTTCTTTAGTGTTTGGAATTTTAGATTGGTTACCTTTAACAATATAACCCCCAATGAACCCGGCTAAACCTCCTAGTAGACCAGCTCCCACTGCTGTTTTCCATCCCATATTATTTCTTATCGTTTTTATAAGCCTCCATAAGTTTATCAGCAATAAAACCTGACAAAGAACCTACAGTTCCACCAATACCTAATTTAACTCCGTTTCCAATATGTCTGAAGGTATCTTGGAATCTTGAATAAGCTCTTGTATCTTCCTCATGTTGTTGTCTACTTGGAGCTGCTAGTGTCATTGCACCTGCTGCTCCTAATCCTAGACCTGCTGCTAAACCATAGCCGGCTACTTTTTCTTTTACCCTATTATCTAGATAAGTCTTGTTCTTCTTTAGAAAGTCGGTTGCTTCTCCTCTTAGTTTCTTATAATTCTCAGAAGTCATTCCTTTATTCCACTTGTGAACACCTTTACTATCTAGATAATTACTAATTGACTTGTTATCAATGTGGTCTTTTATAATACCACCCTTGTTGATTTTCTTTGCTAATACATTCTTTCCAAGATAATAACCACCTAAACCTAGTCCTGCTGTGATTCCTGCTCCAATCAACAATTTCTTGTTTCTTTTAACCCAGTTTTGTCTCTTTTGCTGATCTTCAGGCTGTTGGCTGTACATCTTTTCATAAGGAGAACCATATTGAGCGTCATGCTTCTCTAATCTCTTTTGTCTCATCTTATCTAGTGGTCTATCCACTAGAGATGATCCAATCTTAGAAGCTCCCATACCTATAGCACTATTAAGTAAAAATCCACCTACACCCTTTAGCTTCTTAGCTCCAGTCTTTCTCTGGATGTAGTTTCCTAATACGTTTCCTATAGTACCACCAGCAGTTGCTGTTAAAGCCTTGGCATTTCTCTGAAACCAATTACGGTTATCTTTCATGCCTCGAATAGCAAGCTCTCTAGTATACTCCTTATCTTTAGCTGCTCCATCCATCACAGACTTAGCAGTCATTAAATGGCCTAATGCATTTGCTCCAATAGATAAATTGCTTACCTTATCTTTATCAATGTTCTTATCAATCACATTGTAAACTTTCTCTCCTGGAGCGGCAGCAAATTGTCTGGTCATTTTATTTCTTCTCACAGTCCTATCTTGTATAATTCCCAAGTTCTATCTACAGAGTTTACTACATCGTCATCTTTCACATTCGCTAACTCATTTAACGCATCATGATACAATGATTCAATAAAATCAACCCCTTTATCAGAAACATTATCCAATTTCTTATTAACCTCTTTTATGAAGAAAGAAGATTTAGGATAATTTCCATCATAAAACTCTACTCGGTTGGTCATGACTACTTTGTCATAATCATATTGAGAGTCTCGTAGGTATTTCTGAATAGAGAACTTGTTAGGGTTAACTATCTTCTCAGATATCTTCACCTTACCTCTATGAACTGAACTAAACATTGCATTTAATGCCAAATTCAATACATTTACTAAAATAATTCCCTGAGTATTTCCTTCTCTCATCAAATCTTGACAAGCTAGAGTGTATAAATTCAATACATCTCTTTCATTTCTCATGGAATACTTAGTATAAGGCTGTTGTTCAAATAATAACAATCTAGCAATATCCAAGAATGCATTTACATAAACTGAGTCAGATTCTACCTCTTTCTCAGCTCTAATTATATTTATGGCTGAATATAAGTCTTTACCTAAGATCTTTAATCTATCTGGATAATAATCAAATGATAGATAGTCTGTTGGTATAGAGTCTTTTAGATTAATCAAATCTTCATTCATACCATAATATCTACTCTGTGTGGCAGTGTTCATGAGGTTAATTGTATCTGGAAGAGATTTCTTCAATACAATAATAGGATCCTCTACTTTATCACTGTCATAAGAGAGATTTACTTCATATTCTTCCAAGTCTCCTTGGGTAAGGTCTTTCTTTACTTCTAATTCAACATCATCATCCTTAAAACCGTCTATGAAAGCGCTTACCCTAGGCAAGATACCTGAAAGAGTAACTGTTATAATGTTTTTACTCATAAGATGTTAAAGGTAATATGTTGTTATAAACTGTAATCTTCTTCAATGCTCGACCTACATAGATATTAACAGTAACCACTAACTCTCCATCTCCAAATCGGTTATTAGATTCGTCACAGATAACCTCAATATTCTCTGGAGAATATCTTTGATTACTGAAGGTACTTTGATAGTAGTACTTAATCTCATTCTTAACGGCATTAGCTGTTGCTTTAACATCTAATCTACCTAAGAATTGGTCAAGAATATACTGAATATCCCAAGCCATTCTGTTAGCTAACCTAACTATCTGTTCCTCATTTCCTAATGATGTAGTACTTGTCAAAGTAGTCTTATTATCATTGATATAAGAAATACCTCGGAATTTATCTCTCTTAACAGAGTTAATTCTCTTTTCAAGCAACTTCTCTCTCTCAGATTTAGTGTAGTACTTAGTCAAGTTACTATCAGCTACATAAGCATTTGTAAAGTGGAATACTGGAGCAAATTCTTGAAGGTTAGATTTATTTCGAGCTACACACTCTAGATAATCAATACCTAATGACAATTTAACCTTATATCCACCAAAATCAACTTCTCGTCTTGGAGAAATCTTATACAATCTGGCTTGGTTATTAACTGTCAATGCATTTGCTAAATCATTGAAGTTCTGACCTTGTAGAGGTTTTACCTCATCTACAGTAGCAACCCCAAGTGCATTAATCTTATCAGCAACACTTGCCATTGCATTGTGAACATTATCTTTATTATACTTACCTGAGTCAAAGATAAAGTCTACTCGGTATCCTTCATCGAAGTCTACTAAGTTATTGATTGCTGTAGCAGCCAATTCAAACTCATTAACAGAAGGTCCGGATGGGCCAGATGGCCCAGCTGTTCCTCTAATAAATGAGGTATAGATTCTTTCATCCTGAGCAACATCACTACTTAAATAGTTAGCATTAACTATAAAGTTAGCTCCCAAAGGTCTGTTACCAAATTCTACTAATCTCTTTGTAGCATTATTAACTTTTATGTTATAGGTTTCTGTTCTATCATCAATAGTCAATTTCAAAGGAATAGTATCAATATCACCTGCAGTGGTAATAGCTCCATCTACTTTAGCTTTTAATACTGGAATATGGTCTCTGGTTTCAGTAAGACCTATCAAGTTATTGAAAGCAACAATAAAGTTATAAGCTCCTAACTCTAATCCACTTACATAGATCTCTTGAGTAGCTGAAGCTGTGATATCCGTAGTAAAGGCTATCATCTCAGTTGGTGTGGTTGATGGGTAAATAGCTGAGCTATATCCGAACTCACCATTCAACTTACCTTGTACATCGTAATGATAATTCAAAAGATAAATATTTCTATCTCCAAGGTTATCTACAATATCAGTCCAAGCAAGAGTGTTAATATCCAAAGAGTTAACTGATTGGAAGGTAAACTTCTTATCAATTAAGTTAGAGTTATTATCTAACAGAACTGATTTACCTTTATCAGTAACCCCTATTTGTCCAGAGAATGAGGTATAGGTACCTGTACCATATTTAGCTGCCAAGTTATCTGGCTGAACTATAATACCTCGACTATCTCTCCCTAGTGGATTTATTCTCAATACTAAAACAGACATTGACCCAAGAAGACGATAAATATTAAAGATATCTTCTGACATAAATTTAGAAAGAGTACCATTATTAGAATTGGTACACTCTAACAAAAATTTAGTTCTTGAACCTTTCTGATAAAGTCGATACCACTCTCCTTCAGTCCAGGGATTCCATTTAGTTCCTTTTCCAGGCTTAATACTTTCATGGACATCCACATAGGTAGCTGAAAATGGAGCTGCACAGATCAAACCATTTAAACTCGCTAACGAGTTGTCTGTGGTATCACCATAGCTCGTGTTGACAATTACTTGTGGTTCATCAAATGTTGTAGCCATTTGTCTATTTATTTAAAATTTCTTCTACTTCCCACTCTGATAGTGGTCTTAAAGGTGTTAATATTTTCTCACCTGTGTTCTTATCATTCAAGTATTTCACTTGAAAACCTTGTTTTTCTAGTTTCTCTACAAGATTCATTACTCCCTTGACCCTATTAATCCTAACTAACTCCTCTTCATCTCTCAAGATATAGTAGTTAACAGTACACCTAATAGTAAGTAAGTGAGTGAAATTCCCATATTCATCAATGGTAGATTCTCTATCCCCTAAATCAGACATTTGTGGATCCCACCATAACTGAACCAAGAACGGATTATCGTAGGCATCCTTCATCTCTACAGATGTTACATTAGAAATCAAATCAAAATTCATAAACTTATTTCTAATGTCTAAAGCTACTGATAATGACTGTGTTTTAATCTGATACTCCACAGGAACAGAAACTGCCATGGCTCTTCGAAGATAATCTGAAGGAAAGACATGCATCTTTTCCATTGACTCATTACCTATCCTATAAGTTAATACATCTGAACTATTCTTTAAATCCTTGTCAGGATCCCCCGCTTTCTCTAAGTTCAGAATGTTATATTGCATTAATTCCTTCAAAATTCTGTTATTCAACTGATAAATCATATGAGGTTCGTTGAATATATACCTAGTGAAGTAATTCTTAGGAGTTACAGGCATATCAGAGGTTGAGTTTATCTCTAGCTTCTTGTCTAACATCACATTGTTGTAGTTCTTATACTCAAAATCTGAGCTCATGTCTACTTCAATGAAAGGAATCTGAGATAAATGGTTCAAATACTCACTCTTCGGTGTTGTTGGGGTTACCATAATGGTAAGGGACGACTCATCATAATGAGAAAATAAGGATATTCCAAAAGTAACTACTTGCGTTATTCTATATTTATGTCTCCTTGGTCTTATCTTTAAGCCATCTAAGCTATACTCAGGAATGACTATCTTTATAGGGTCTAACTTCTTGTCTTGAGTTAAGTTTCTAATCATTTCAAACTCAGGATGTAACGTAACAAACTCGTCAGCCATCATCCCAGACCTTATTTTTACATATAATAAGTCAAGGTTGTCATCTTCTCTGACTTCTACTCTATCAGAGATGTCTACTCTTAGATATTTCTTATTCGTCCTGTAGAGAATACCATTGTGAATATAGGTATTCATAGTTTATTCTTAATATGAGGGATATCCAATTCCATAACCATAACCCCTTGAAGGAATTACTGGCTCTTCATCTTCCATTCCGTATGCTAAAAACTCAGCATTGTCATCATTCTCAATGTCTACAATCTCTGCTCCTTTATAACCTGGAGAAAGAGTAACATCAAAACCTGAAATCAATACAATCTTTCTAGCTACATCGTTCTTATCCCAATAAGCTTTTACTACAATTGATACAGGAAGTTTAATCCCCTGTTTCAATAATCTTGTTAGTGTTTTAATCAGTTCTAGTGATCGTCCGGCATACTCATCAAGGTTGTCCATAACCTTAGCTCTTGCATAAACCCAATTATCTGGGCCTATGAACAACTTATCTGTATAGTGAGTATAGTTACCTTCAGTAAGCATTCTATCAAATTCTCCTAGTCCTGTTTGTTTATCTGGCTTGTTTCTATCTATGTGAGTAACTCCCCCTAAAAACAACTTGTTTCTAGATCTCATTTGATAATCCTCTGAACGTAGGTATTCCTCAAATACCTGTCTTGTAATCATAGAACCATCCGCAGCCTTCCTGTCTAGCGGAAAAAGTTTTACTTTAATATGCATATTCTAATCTATTGATACATCTGTTGTTGTTCTTGCTGAGATTCAAACTCCGCTTTTATCTCTTCATCCGTCTTGATTAAATCCTGCATAGAACCATCTATCTTTCCTAATGCATTTCTTAAATATTCTCGTAACCTTGGTTGTGATATGAATGAAGATTGTGTTGTTCTCTCTATCAAATCTGATAAATCCGCTAATCTTGAAGCCTGTTCCAACATAGATTCCATCATGTTGAAGTTATTAGACTCTGTTAAGATTGATTTATTAACCAGATTACACTTAATCTTACCTTTTATCTTTCCGAAATCAACATCTGTTAGCTTCTGAAACAAATATTCAGCTAAATGTACTAATGAATTATTGATAGAGTCTGAATAATAGTTAATCTTTGATGTAAAACGTTGTGAAGTTTTTATAGCTTCCCATCTAGTAGCTCTACCTTCAAACAACTCATACGGCATACCTGTTGAACCAATGATATCTTCCTTCACCATACCTTGGTCAGCCCTCATTCTATCAATCTTGTCATTGACCCTATCCAAAGATAAGTCTTGCAACATCGCTAACTTGTTATCATAGTCAGGAATAACCCTAATATTGTCTATCAATGATTGAGCTAATTGCTTTATAGATAGATTCTTTGACTCTAAGAAGGACATATCAACATTTCTGTTAATCAATTCCTCTACTTTTTGAGTTAAATCATATCCATCTGACAAAGATGTAGTCTTTTCAAGCCCTAATAGCAATATTAATGGCTGAATCAAGTCTTTTATTGACAATATTGACAGTAAGTAGTCCTTTAAAACATACTCTTTTACCTTATAAGTGATGTCATTATACAATGGAGTTCCTCCCAAGTACATTTTATCATAGGATTTTATCCCTAATTCATCTGTAGTATTCCTTTTAAGGTCATCTTCATAGAGATGTTCGTCAATATCCAAGGTAAAGTCAGCAGTTGTAATAGAAACAATCTCACCAGGAGTGAACTCAGCCAAATCACCATTCATCATAGGTGTAATATAAGACTGAACCTGGTTATCTTTCCATACTGAGATGACTTTATGAGGTTCTTTCAAATATCTAAGCTTATACTTAGCTCTTTTTGTATTTTTCTTGATCTTTGCATAAGGAATACCATCATCATCAACCCCTGTTTTAGTCTTTATATTATCTCCTTTGGTCTCGGATACCTCTTCTTGTAAGTGAAAAGAGTAAGAACCATAGTAAATAATGTCTCTTAGGTTTGTTTTGATGTGTTTCCCTATATGTAAATGATTAAATATATTATTCACCATCGCCAGCTCTTCTTCAAAGAACTTATGCTCGTCTTCCAAGCCCTCTAGTGTAATAATATCGGTAGTTGTAGTGAATAATTCAGATACTGTGTCTGAAATAATATCCAATATGGTTCTAGTAACTGAAGATTCCAAATAGTTGTCTAGTTCATCCATCCTATTCATGTATTTCTCTAGGGACTTTCCAACTATCAGATTCAATCCGTTAAGTTTATAACCTCCTGTATAAGAACCTTTAATCACATTTGACTGACTAGGCTGAACTCCCATAGGTCTTGAACCATATACAGAGGGTGTTGTGCCTGTAACAGCACTCATCATAGATTGTAAGTTCATATTCTTATTTTCTTTACTTAATAAATTTGTATTTACCCATTTCTTGGTAGAAAGAGTGAGAGGAGAAAAAGATCTCCTCCCCTCTTTCATCAAGTATGAAGGTTAAAGTAATTCCAAAATTACAGACCAGTAGGACGATGAATTTTGAACTTCTGTACCAACTCAGAAGTAAGCAAGCTAGATCCTTCGTAAGAATAGATACCAGTAGCGAACTGAGAAGGGTTGTTGAAGTTACCAACTTCAGGCATGTCATTAACAGGCAAGAAGATAGCACGACATACAGGAGCCATAGTTCCATCGGCTGTTTTGTGGATAGCATATCCAGTATCTGGCTCAACAAAGTGAGATTTAACTACAGGAACACCATTGTAGTGACCAAGAAGGTCTTCGATGTAAGTAGCAGCTGTGTTAGGTACAAACTGATTTCCAGACATACTTGTGAACATTTCAGCAACACGGTGACCTACCAAGTAAGCAGAAGCGTTAACTGATTTCCAAGATTTGTTAGTAAGCTCAGTATTAACCTTAACAAGACCGTGGCTGAACAACTTGAAGTAGCTATCCATGTTGTTAGTAGTAACGGAGTAAGGGGTAAGGTCGATATCTACAGTTCCTCCTTCATATCCAAGAACGATTGGATCGATGATAGAACGGTTAACGATCTTAATATACTCATCCATTACACGTTTCTTCATAATGTCAGCAACGTTAACATTCATAGACTTAGTAGCAACCAAATCAGAGATAAGGTTGTTTTCAGCTATGATGATTTCAGGATGACAGTTGATTTGGTAATAACCTATGTTAGATTTAACTCGGTTAGTTGGATCTTTTGGAGCATCCTGTTGAAGAGATACACTATAAGTGTCTCCAGAAGTAAGGTTACTTCCGAAATCAACAGTTACTTTACCAATACGGTAATCAATGCTACCTCCAGTTACTCCAGCTTGAGCAGGAGCCATTACGTTCCCTTGTTTGTCATCAGTAAGGTTGTAAACTTGACCTCCCTTAGTTACTTTCAAAGTAAGAGTTCCAGGGATAACAGCCTTAGCTACGTTAACTTCAATGTGGTTAGTAGCAACAGAGATGTTGTTAGAGAACTGAATCTGAGAAGAACGAAGTGCACGTTGATCAGCAGATGCTTGATCTACATAACCATTACGCATTTCAAGGTCAGCTCCGATGTTCTTAGCAACAGTCTTACCTTCACCAGAAGTTACAAGGTCAAAGAATGGCAATACAGCAGTTGGTTGGTCAACACCACGCTCAACAGCCAAGAAACCTGCCAAAGATTTAATCATTGAAGTTACAGTTACATCAATGAATTGATTAGGGTTCAAACCACCAAGCTCTCCCATACCTGGACCGGTATCGGCGAAAGTACGAGTGCTAGCACGCTTGTCTAACAAAGCAGCAGCTGTTAGCAAGTTCTCATAGGCTTTAGAATATGCTTGAACACGCAATTCCATATCAGAAGCAGACTGACATGAATGACGTAGGCGTTCAGATAATTTACCAGAACTAGCCATATCTGAAAAAGTACGAATAGAATTTTTTCCCATGTTTCCTATTATTTTCATTTAATTTAAAAAGTTAGAATTATAAAAGTGCATCAACACTTTCTTCAAGAGCATAGATAGAAGATTGTTTCTTAACAGCTTCTTCAGCTAACTCCTCAGTTGCAGTAGGTACGTCTACTGTGTCATCCAAATCTTCATCTTCATGAAGGTCTTGAATATCTTCTGCATCACCTTCTGTTTCTTCGTCTGCATCTGCATAGAAACGAGAGTAAGCATAGTCATCCAACAAAGCTTGTTTAACTACTTCTGGATGTACTTCATTACCGAACTCATCTACGTGAACGATTTCTTCATCATCCTCAAGTTCGTTTTCAGCATAAAGACGAGTCATGTAGTCAATATACAATGATTGCTTAACTACTTCAGCTTCAGACAATTCTTCTTCATAATCATCGTCATCTTCGTCGTAGTCCTCATCTTCTTCGTCATCTGAATACATACGGCTAATAGCCCATGCATCAAACAAAGATTGTTTAATAGTTTCTACATCAGCAGCTTCTGCCAATTCTTCGTCAGTAAGATCTTCATCCTCTAGATCTTCTCCTTCTTCACCGTCAGCATACATACGGATACCGAGGTCTTGCAAAGCTTGTGCAGTAGCGTTAGCGTTGTAGATACGAGTTTGCTCAGCTACAAACTGATCATACAAAGATTGTTTGATAACTTCTTCTTGAAGTTCTTCTTCAGTAAGACCTTCCCCATCCAAATCTTCATCAGAGTAGTAGTAAGTCTGAGGGCCATATCCATATCCTGGATAGTAAGAGTGTACTAGAGTTTCTTCATCCAATTCAGGATCAAGTTCTGCTAGATTCTGTTGTTCAACAGTGTATTCCTGTTCAGGAGTTTGCTCCAATAGTCCATCAGGACCTGAAACCGCATATCCGTTGTCTACTTCAGAAAACAAGCGGTTTAAGTAATAAGGATTTCTCATTCTTTGTCTATTTTATTAGTCTATTTTATTTTTGAGATTTCTGTCTTAATCTTATCCACAATCCTTTGATCTACATCATCTAAAAAGAAGATTTCATAATAACCCATATTGGTAGTCTTGTCTTTAATTTCATATATACCTACCTTATTCCTGTCCATTATGTCATCTACCTTTTTAAAGTGATCTGACAAATCTATGTTTTGAAGATTAAGAGTGATTTTTATACTTTTTATCTTCCCAGTATCTGATTGAGTCTTTGTAGATTCTCCTTCCTCCTCAATTTCTTCTTGATTCTTGATATACTTCTCATCTAAATCTTTTATAATCTTATTGAAGATATCATTTATATCAATCTGAACTTGTTTTGGAATGAATCCTGACTTAGTCTGATACTTATCTGCCTTCTTAAACTGTAAATTCAATAGGTTACCTAGCTTTTGGATGTTCATTCCATATCTAGAAAGTCTTAAACTTACAGTAATAGGTGTTCTCTTTGTCTTTAATTGCTCTTTTGCAGCTATTAGTATTCTTGAAACCTCTGATACAAAGTAAGATTTTACATTCTTAATCTTTTCTTCTTCATCTTTATGTTGCTTACTAAACCTTTGTACTGCCATACAGAGAAATCTCAACTGTAGGTCTAAAGGCGAAGCTACATAGTTTATCAGAGTATTAAGGTTTAAAGAGGATGCTGATGCTGCAAATAGTCTTGTCATTTGGTCTTCTGAGGAAAATCGTCTCTCCTCTAAAACCAAATCATCTGTATTGAAATTATCAGTCATTCTTTATCGCGTATGCCAATCTATTATAAGAATCCTTGACCTCCTCCGAAAGACCTAGCTTTTCAATAGAGTCATGCAATTTATTCATCAGTTCCTCAATAGTGTTTGTACTGATGTTCTCTGTCCTTAGCACCTTGGTTACATGTGCATCAGGCGCATCAAACTTATAAATTACCGTGTCATCGGAATAGGTCTTTGTTAATGGAAGATGGGTCTGAGTCTCTAATTCCCTTGGCATGGAAATTGTAATCTTTGCCATCTCTATGTATTATTTAAAATTATCTGAATCTACCAAATGTTAGCTAAGGTATTTGACAACATGTTTGCCTCTACCACTTTAACATCTTGGAACTTTTTACTATTGAGCATATCTACCAAATTCATAGTACGCTCTTTCAAATTAACACTTGAAGGTTTCTCTGCCTCATCTAAATTATTAAAGATATGGAGAACTAAACCTGATACAGAGTCTGCAATATCCTTAGAATTATGAACAATCTGTCCATTACTCAATGCAAAGTCTGGGTTTGGCCCATCTACTTCAATATCATAAACAGGAATAGGCTTTTCAGACTCAATGTAATACTTCTCAAAAGGAGTATCTTTTGCTTCTACCCATTCTCCATCTATCAAAAATAAGTGTTCTGGAGTACATCTATAGATATCTTCCCCTATAATCAACTCTACTAATTCATTCACTGATTTAGTATGCATAGCTTTTTTAATAGGATAGAACTTTCTATCTGAAGATTGTACCTTAAACTCTTTATAGTTCTTCACTATATAATCCATCGGATATGGCCCTCTATCTGTTAGTATCAAAGAGTCTCCCGAAAAACAACCGTCTGCAGGGTGGTCTACTTTTCCACCTATTGTCTGCAATTCTTTTAATTCTTTCATTAATAATTTATTTTGAGGTAATTCAATGTGTTTATTATAAATAATATTCTTTAAATAATTGTATGCTGTAGTAGTCTTATCCACAGACAAATCTTTTACGTTGAATCCAGCTATCTTCAAATCTTGAAGCATATTCCTTGATTGGAAAGAGTCCGCTGAGATCCCTCCAATAGAATAGTCTTTAGATAGCTGTAATATAAACTCCGTTATCTTTGTAATCGATGTTTCCTGTCCTGCATATCTTGAGATAGCAACAGAAATCGGAATTTTATATTTTGGTAGTTTTACTTTTTTATCTGTTGGGTCTGGATAATAGTAGGAATCTAAATATCCTATAGATAGCCCTGTATGGTCTTTTACCACACCTAAGTCTAACCTTATAAATAATGTTTTCTCTTTAGGAAGTAACATATTTATGGCTGTTTGAAGATGATTCATTAAAGTATCATCCTTCTCAAACATATCACAAATAATCACATCCTTAGTGTACATTGGTATCTTAAACACTTCATTCAGTTTATCCTTACTCTTGAAAAATAATCCCGAAGTACCTGTTGAAATACCAGCTTTATCCTGTATAGCCTTAATAGTATCAGCTCTAAACTCACGTTCTAGCTCCTTTGGTGCTATCAAAACTAAATCCCTATCCATATCCTCTGTTAGAGGTCTTTCCTCATCTATAACAAAAGGGTCATAGTTTGAGTCTCCTAAATAAACTTCAATAGAGCCTGATTTAAAGTAAATATTCTTATGTTTATGTGCTTCCCATATGGGAGCATAGACAGTGTAAATATTCAACTGTGGATTACTTTTAATAAAGTCCACACTCATTGAAGATTTTGACGAAGGAGAACTATCCAGAATAACATGTCCAAAGAACTGTTGACAGCTAATAAACCTCGCTGTAAAACGTCCCATACCTGATTCTACCTTGTTATAGGTCTTCTGATAATCTAAGAAGTTAACCTCTGAGAAGTTAAAGAATAGAATATCCCTACCTATACCTGCATTAATCTTGTTAGAATCACAGACATATTCAATCTTTCTTTTTGGATTTAGTAACCCTCTTGTAAAGTAGGCAGAGTTGCTTTTCATCAATTCTAAAGAACCAACAAACTCTTCCTCTGCCTTACTTACAGAAGTATGAAAAAAGTAACTACAAATTGGCTTTGTTAAGTATTTACCTATACCTAGAACGGAAATATCATTTAAATGATCTAATCTACATTCTAAATATAACTCCATTACCTTTGCTACTGTTGATTTCCCAGAACCTATCGCACAGTTTAATGATAAATAAGGAGTTGAGGTATGTACTGGTGTTGGATAGATTTCCCTTAGTTTCTCCCTCCAGAATGGGAAGACTTCTATTGACTTTCCTAAGTAATAAGGATCATCCAAAAACTCATCTATATCTGGCGGCAGTCTTTTATATCCAAGAACTTGCGCTAAGGCTGTCAAGTCTGGGGTAGCGTTTCGTCTTGAAATGAACATAATCTATCTTTCTAAAATAATTTTATATCAGAATAGTCTGAAAAATCTCTACTTGACTTCAAAAGATCTTTCAAACTCTTCTCACTATTATCTGGTTTATACTTCTTCCAGAAATCCTTAGTGTTTTCACCGTCTAATTTGGCTTTAACCCACTCTATTTCATTCTGTGAAGCACCGTCTAGGATATTTACAATATTATTCCACAACTCTTGTCTATTAGAGTTAGCCCCATATTTACCTTGAGGCTTTGGAGCTTGGAAAGGATTCAAATCTGCTCTCCAAGAAGCATAATGTCTAGACTCTACTCTAATGTCTGGATTCAATTCCTCATCTCCACTCTTCTCTACTTGAGGAGCTTCTACTTCTTCCTGTTGGAATCCTTTCTGAGCCATGAATTGAGCTATCTGTTCTGGATTATCCTGTATCTGAAACAAGTTCTGATTAATATCATCCAAGTTTGGTCTTTGTAAATATCCTTGTCTTGAGAATTGCATACCATTGTTCAACTTCAAGATTGAAGTATCTTGCATGGTTCTATAAGTATAAGTGAAGTTGTCATAATTACCTCTCTTATTACCACTACCGTCATCATTATGGTCATTCTCAGCATAGGATCTTGTATCAGAATAATATCTCTGATAATGAGCGGCTACATTCTCAACTGGCGCTGTAAGTTCTCCAGTGGCATTTCTTACACCAGACTTCACCAAAGAAGCTGTTCCTTTAACAGCAGCTCTTGCAGCTCTCTTAATTGGATTCTCTCTCTTGTATCCACCATAGTTATAGTCATCATAGTCGCTATAACCTTTCCATGCTGGATAAGAAGTTAAATCACTATATAGCATATCTGCCTCTCTTCCATCTACAGAAAACATATAAGTCGTAGCCCCTGTAGCTTTGTCTTCAGTAGCAGACTGGAATCTTACATTAGCATTATAATCACTACCTAAGTCGCTTTGCATTTGAGTTAATACTCCATTCAAATCATCATAAGTAGTCAAGCTAAATCTTCTTGTAACTCTTCCAGGAATCATTTTCTCAGTTACATCATTTGATGCTAAATATCCTTGTAAATCTTCTGACTGAATATAAACTGATACATTGTCTGGAGTATCTTCTATAATGAAGATAAATCCTTCTGGATGTCTAAAACATTTTGATGTACCTGCTGATTCTACAACAGAAGACTCTGTCATCAACTTTGATACTAATGAATACATCTCCGCTAAATACTCTTTAGATTCTGTTGGAGAGATTCTCTTAGCTAAAGTTAATTGTTTTATATTCCTATCTGATAGATGGGAAATAGTGTTGTTAAAATAGAGTTTAAAGAACTCATCTGGAGTTATTTTCTCTATGTACTTGTTGTATAGGTAATACACGTCACTACCAGCCATATTCTCAATAAATTCAGCCTTAGCTTCATTATTGCCTAATATACCTGACTTCTTTACTAAGTAGTCTGTAGTGGCTAAACCTACTCGAAATAATGTTCTTGGTATTGCCATTCTATTAGCTATTCAATTTATCTCTAAACTTTGTTATAATTTCATCTGGGTCTATCTTAGGAGGTTCTACCGTTCCCGCAGTTAAAGATCTTATAGAGTTTACTATAGAGGTCTTATCCGCTGTTGGTAATCTCTCTAAATCCCCAATAGTCCGGTTTATATTCTCAAATCTATCGCTAAGCTCCTCTAAGAATTTAATCTCTTTCTCGTTCTCTAATCTCCTCATAACTACAATTTTAAGTAGACACCTGCTCCAATATACGGACCATGGTGAAATCTTCCATCATCAAAGCCATACATACCTCCATAACCTGCATTCGCTGAGAATCCAAATCGTCTGGTCTGTATAACCTGAATCATTATATTGTTATATTTTACCTCATGATAATCATTCAGTAAACCTCTCTGTTTCTTTACAGAGACTTTGTTAAATTCAAGAGAGCTACTATCGCCATCTAAAAGAATTGGTGTTTTTAAAACAACATACTCTTGTATAGTATCTTTCTTTATCTCTTTCTGTACTTCTCTTAATTTATAAGTTGTTCTATCAAGTTCTGTAAAGGCTTTCTTCAACTCTTCTTTTAAGATACTCAAAGAGTCCACAGAAAATTCATTCTGCAGAGCAACTTCCTTTACTCTCTCTTGATAGATAATAACAGTATCTATTAACTGTCTTAATTCTTGATCTTTTGAAATTACAGAGTCTACTGGGTTTATTGACACAGTGGTTAACTCTCTCGTCTCTTCTTTTATCTTTTTAGCATCTCCAAATACTGTCTTAGCTAAAACAATCGTTGCAACTATAGCAAAGAGAACAACTACAATCGCAAACACCTTACTCTCGCTCAGTCTTTTCATCTCTGTTACTGTTGTTTTCCATTGATCTAAGAAGCTCCCGCTGAAGTTCTATGTAATTCCTTAATTCCTCTTTACAATTCTTTTCTTTCTCCTTTAACAATCTCTCAATCTCGGCATCCTTTGCCTTCATGTTCTCCTTGTAAAGATATATTCCACCAGAGGAAATTGCGATGATAGTAAGAACTAACACCCCAATAACCCAAGTGAATAGATTTTTATTATATGGGTTTATCATTCCCATAGGGTCTTCTAATCCCCCTCCTCCTTCAGATCTCTCACTCACCTTAGACTTAAAATCATCAAAGTCTTTTGGCACTTCAAAATCTTCATATTCGGGAGCGGTCAGTTCTTTTTCGTCATTATTATCCCTGTTCACCATAATGTATTAGTTTTAATACGGTATTTCTATCGAGTGAGCTAGATGGGATAACAATTCCTGCAATCCCTATGGTAACCCTACCTGCACTCTGTCTCCACTTAATAATAAGAGCACCTCTATATTCATCTATTGTTATATTTTTTTCTTCTAACAAAATCTCATTGTCAGTCCTCCTGAATCTCTCCTGAGTTTCTTCATCAAAGACCTCAAAGTCCTTTTTGCCGATTATAGAACTTTTAAAATTAAAGAATTTTAGATACAAATTATTTGCATGCACAAATTCATGGTCGGTATTTCTTACCCAAAATGGACAAGGAACTTCCCAATCTGTAGACTCTAATATTGCAACAAGCCTCTTCTGTTCCGAAAGATCATCCTTCACTTCATTAAGTTCCCTTAATAACCTCTCAATCTTTTCATCTTTAAATAACAACTGATTATGTAAATATTTCATTGCATGATTCTCAGATGAAACTTGCACATCAGATCTCCTAGTTAAATACCTGTATAAAAATCTAATTAGGGTAGTAACGATAATTACTGCCGCAGAAATTGGCAGAAATTCCATTGTCGTGTAAGATTATTTTTTTTATTCCTTTACTTCGTCTTCTTCTATTGCATTTTTGCAATGATCTTTATCTATAATGTCAAGAATCCAAGTTAAGAACTTCCCTGTGTAAGTCAAAGTTCCATCTTTCTGATTCTTTCCAAGTACTGAAGAAATAGTCTCCTTTATATTACCAAAATGGTTCGTAGACTGCTTTCTTATCAGAGTAGCGTTCCACAACTTTCGTAAATCTCTGTTACCATATTGGTCAATAGTCTTAGCTGTATCCCTGAAATAATCGCTAGATCTAACTAAACAAAAGTTTACTAAAGTTAATAACCAATATATAAATATCGCTATATGAAATAGTATTAGTCCTGCTAATACTTTAATTATTTTCTTCAACATATTCTATCCAATCGTTTGAAGGTATTCCATAGTTTGACTTACCTTCTAATTTCAATTTTAAGAAAGTAAGCTCTGTTAGTCGTTGCATGACTACATTCTTGAAATAAGTATTGTCTCGTATTTTGTCCAATCTAAATTCTACCTCAGATAGTTGACCCCAATACAATATTGATGGAAAAATCTCATCTAAGATATAGTAAGGGTCTTCCTCTGTCTTTATGTAGTAGTGGCCTGATACAACAATACCTACAGAGTTCATGTTCATCTCAGAAATCTTCAAATACACTTTTGTTTTAATGAACTTCCTCTTATATTGTACCAAATGCTCGATCTGCGTTACTAGTGTTTTCATTTATTATGAAGGATTATGTATTCTAACTATATATGAATTACCTACCTTTAAGATTACTGCATAAGAACCTAGTTTTTTCATAACTATTCCTTCAGGAGCTGATTTTATGTTTTGAGATGTGAAGGTTATTTGACCTCCTTCTGTAGCCATAAATATATTTACACTTAAATACTCAGGAAGATCAGTACTTGAATCTAAATTTAAAGTAATACTTTGAGGATAATCTAAATACAAATTAGGTATTATATCTATAGTCGAATTTGTATTATAAATAACAGCATCAGATAAGCTAGTATTAGTACTACTATAAGAAATTCTCCTAGCATTCATAAATCTAGGCATTAGAGTTACATTCTTTCCTGAATTTACTTGATATAAAATTAGATAGCTTAATTGAAACCCTAAGTAATACTGATATGTAGATTTAATTTCTAATTTAAAAGTATACCCTGCTGGGAAAGTTGAATCATTGATTAAAAGAGATCTACTATATTCCCAAGAATTGTGTTGATTATCACAAACTCTCCAAGTATTATCTCCTGAAACCCTATAATTATAAGATCCTGGATACATGCCTATAATTAATCTACATTCACCTAAATCTCTAAAACCATATTTAGATTCTATAACAAGTGACCCATAAGGGGTTATTGTAAAGTACAATCCATGATCATGTAATTCTGATCTATAAATGTCCCCTGATAATTTCCAAAATCTACTACTCAGATCATTCGGACTATTAAATAGATTTATATAAGTACTCTTCGTTAAATCAGTTATATTTGGTTTATTCCTAATAAAAGCCTTATTATTCACATCCGTCTGAGCCCAATCTGACTGTACTATTTCACTCTTGTCTGCTTTTAACTTTAATACCTCTGCAATCTTTTGGATAGTTTTCTTTAAGTTTTCTAAGAGTAACATAATAAGGTAATTGCGGCAGCTATTAATGATGCTATTGGTATAACAAGAAGCCAGTAACTATCTGACTTTTCAACTGGTTTATACTCTCCTGTAGTCTTGAATATGTATTGTAATTTCTGATTTTCAGATAGTAATTCTACTTCTGATTCTTTTATTGGGAATAATTTCAGATATACAAAAGAAATCAAGGCAAACAATATAAACAATCCTAAAAAGATGTAATTCAATGGTGTAACTTTCAAGAAATCACATATGAAATACAATGCAAACGTAGGAAACATTATAGTTGCTGATCTTAAGACACTATAATTCCCGAAAATGTAGTTAAGAGAGAATACTCTCAATATAATTTTTCTCATATTTTTATTTCTTTCTGAAGCATTGAAACAACTTTCTGGTCTTCAAGTAATCTAAATTCTTCTCATTACCGTATGCCTCTTTCTCGAATATAATATTCTTATAAGCCTTCATATGATCTGCATACCTTATAAAGTTTATAAGATAATGTAAAATATAAATGACAAAGAATGGCAATACTAGCAACTCTATCTGCTGTCTAAAATGAATCTTCTCGTGGTTTACAAAAGTATCATTCAAAGATCCCCTATAGAATATGAAGGGAAACAAAGTGATTCCCTTATATCCTGTAGGAACTAAATAATTAGATTTTATTAACATGAACAAATATTTCGTTGTGTCTTCGGTTTACTGTACAAGAAGTTCCTCGGTTTCCTTGGAAGGAAGGTGCTCCTAAATATATAAAGTTTATTCCATTGGCGGAAAATGTGGTTGTTCCGTTGTGGAGGTTGATGAAGGAGAGCCCTGTAAAGTTTTCTAAGTTGTTTAGGTTTACTGTACAAGGGTTAATAACATAAATCAAATTATTCTTCCAACCGTTGTTATATATCCAATCTCCTCCTATTTCGCCAGAAGTTGGGTTATAATTTTCAGTATTACCATTTGATAATAATATATTTGTAAGAGATTCCTGACCTGCTACCTTATATCCTGCAGACTTTACTTTAGTATATCCTCCAAGTATTCTTGAAGCAACACTCATTTCATTTCCGTCTGAATATATATTGAAAGTGTTACTTGGTGAAGTATCTACCATTAACTCCTTTGTCTTTATAGGAAGCCTCGTTTCTATAATTTTTCCAAAGAGTTGATTTTTATAAGTAAAGAAATCTCTTGGTAATATTTCTAAATCATCAGACCAATCCCTGCAGTAAGGTTGTCCTTCAAATTCACCTATTGTTGTTCTTGGATTTTGCCACTCTATTTCAGCACCTCTCATTGAGTAAGAATAGAATGTATAATACCCACCCCCTCTTAAATATATAAAAGGCCTAGAGTTATTAGTTAATTGTCCAATAAACATAGCAGGTTGAACATTTGACCAACCATAACTATAATAATTAACACGTTCCAAGGTATCTATAGTACCCCAGCCATGACCAGTCTGTTCAAACTCTACTTCTAAAGAAAATCCTTGACCATGTATAGCCCAACTTGGTTTTGATTTACCATCTAATGCTGTGTGAACTCTAAACTTACATCTGTCTGAAGCTTGAATAGTAGTATATATTAAAAAATACTTGTCTTCTGGAAGACCAATTAAGTTTATCTCCTGTTGCTGACCATACCCTAAGAACTTAGATTCACCATTAGCGAGTAAGACTTGTTTATGAGTTCCATTAGGTATTTCATAACCCTCTGCTTTTACTCTAGTATAATCACTATTAGGAGCATTTCTCTCTTGATAGTTTCTAGTTACATTTAACTTAGTATCTTTAGAGTGTAAGGAGACCGAATCTACCCCAGGATAATGTAGTCTAAAAACAGGAGAATCAAATCTAATTGGTGAGTTAACTCCATCATCATTCACATGAAGTCTCAATCTACCTTGACCAATATTACCTTGGTAAACCTTAAATCCATTTCCTATATTAGTATAATGCCAAGCATATTCACTCTTTATTATATCAGCATAGTCATTAATTGGATTCTGGAACATCGGAATTTGATACCAGTTAGAATAACCAGTTTGATCTCTCTTCTTGAAGAATAGAGGTGTATTTTCTCTTGTATCTAACCTTAATGCAAACTGATAATTATAGTTCTGTGTATTTGTATGTGTTCCCCCAAAGAAATGATACCAATTGTTAGTAGGTGAATTAGAAGCACTGTCACCATCCGCTGCAAATATCTTTCCTGGACTGTTTAGCCAGTTATGTGCATCTGTTATTCTAGTATAAGATAATCCTGAATTAGAAGAACCACTTCCTGCTCCGCTAAGTTCATCTTGAGTAGGTTTATAGCCCCCTGTTGAGTTTCCTTGCTCTAAACAAACATATCTTATTGAAAATTCAGCGTCAGATTGATTGTTAAAGATGAATAGTCGTAATTTTCCAGGATCACTTCCTGTTAATAAAGATGTTCTTAATGTAGTCCATTTATTGGCTAAAATTTGAGTATTCCTTATTTCAACTTTCCTAAATAAAGCGTCAACACTTATATCATCTCTTTTTCTATAATGATAATGAATAGGAAGTCCTCCATTCAAATATACATCTTTATTAGCTTTTATCTGGATAGAAATAGTATACCAAGTATTTATTTCTAACTCTACCCATTCTGTTTTATCTGGATTTCTATAAATTAATCCATCTGGAAACTGACCTTTTAGATTTCCTTCAGAATCTTTATTCGCTAAAGTCTGGGTATTATTTATATAAAAATTATGACTTGTAAAAGGAACATGACAATTTCCTCTCAACATATTAGAAGAACCTAAGTTATCTCTTTGAGAATAGATTCTTTCAGGCTCTGTCCAATTATCTAAAACATCTCTTAATGTTCTAAAATAAAGACCTCCTCCACCAAACCAAGGCAGGATTAACTGAGATCTTCCTGAACTTCCTCCAAATGTTAATGCATTATTATAAGTTTGATCCTTTACTTTATCATAACCTAAATTAGCAATATATAAAGGAGAGTCTTTATGAACATCTCTACCTGTCTCTAAATTAGCCTCTCCTTCAACTACATTATCTTTACTATTCCAAATCTTACTTCCTTTCCAATAAGGAAACTCAGAACTTAACCTCAACCCAGAGTTTGCATCTGATGTTTGCCCAATCTGAAACTCTCCTGAAGGATTTCTTGTAATTGCCCAAGCTCCTGATTGAATACCAGAAGTTCCCTCAGTTCCTAATGTTATAGTAGACCAATTATTGGTCGCTTTGTTTATTCTAATTCCTTCCTGATAATTAGATACATTGCCTGGTTTTATAGTTCCTCCTGTCAAGGGAAGATATTCTAAATTAGGTTTGTTCTGTATCTCTGACCAATTATAGGTTGGTTTTGTATTTCCTACCCAAGAAGGTAAAGTAGGTATTGTTGGAGCTCCTTGAATATCTGACCAAGGAATCTTTGCTGTTAGTAATCTGTATCTTCCATCCAAGGAAAACTGAGTATTACTATTAATCTTAAAGACTCCTGTAGTCTTATCAAATCCTGCTCCTGAAAAGTCGACAGTATCGCCTTTTAAATCAACCCATTGACTCTCTAATGTAGTAGAATCATTCAAGGTTAATACTATTTTCTTTGTATCAGTTCCTGTTATCGCTAACGCTGTTGGAAATTTCTTTGAGGCTTTCTCAAAGTTCTCCCAATTAGTCTCTAAACTTGTAGCAATAGTAGACTTTAGCAATCCTTTTCCATTGACTTTATCTACTTTCTGAGGAATCTGATTCTTTAATGTATTGTCTATGAGAGACTTTCCTGTCTCTTTCTGTACATATCCTGATAAATCTACACTATTCGTAGTAACTACTGTAGTATTATCTGATAAAGTTAGTTGTAGTTTGTTGTCTGATAGATACTTTGAGGAAGTAACCTTCTCTAATCCTTCCAACTTAGTAATTAGACTATCAGAAACTAAACTCTTTCCTGAGACTTTATCTACCTTCTGTTTTAGTAAAGTAGCAATTCTTACTACTAAGCTCTTTAAATTCTCTATCATTTCTAAAACTAACTGCTATAGGTGTCATTAAATAGCTTGAGCAAATCAAAATATGGATGTGATGGATGTACAATTCCATTTATCACATATGCCCAACCTTCTTTAATCTCAACTGTATTAATCTTTAGTCCTTTCTCCCCTTTTACATAAATTAAGAAAGGTGCGGTTGAGGTAACCTCTAAGTCTGTTGTAGTCTTTACCACTACAAAAACTTTTCCATCTGGAATAGCTATATCTTTATTAGCATCTGTTAATTCATGTACAATAACAGACTTCCCTTCTGCAGCTACCCATTGAACTCCATTATAGATCTCAATCTTGTTACCTGTAATCTTTACATTTCCCTTTTGAGCTTCTGTTCCAAATTTTAATAGCTCAGGTTTCTCTTTAATTTCTGACCATGTATATTCTGGCTTTGTATCAGCTTTAGCCCAAGCTTTAACATCTTTTGCATTTCTGGCATCTGTCAATCTAGCATCGTCAGTTCTTACATAACCGTTCATGTCGGATATCTTAACATACCTTCCATCCAATAAGACATTTATAGCCTGATTTTTTGGATTAACTGCTTTCAATATACCTGTTGCAGGGTCAAAGCTTAAAGAGTTGAATTTTGTAGGGTCTACGTTGATGTCATTGAAGGTAGCGGATAATATAGTGTTATCATCCAAGGTAATCTTCAATGTCTTAACTTCATCTCCAGTTACAGCTACTCCAGTTATGTTCTTATAACCTAGCTTATTCCTCATTATTCGTGTGAAGGAATCTGCTACGTCTAATACATCTTCTAACTTTCTGTCTGCTGCTCCTATGTTTCCTCTGGCAATAGTTTTGTTTGCCTCAGATAGTCTTGTGCTAGCGTCATGTCGAACATATTTATCAAGTAATGCTAATAACTCTGTCTTTAAATTCTGAAGAGGAATCTCATAGCTATTTGAGCTATTAGTGATAAGTCTTCTAATCAGATTAAGCTGTTGCTTAGTCTTAGCGGCTGACCAGGTTTTGGAGATAGATTCATCGTCAGCATCCTCATCACTAATAGGACTTCCAAGTAAGGAGACTCTATCATATAATGAATTTATAGCCTTAACAACGTCTTCCCTGTTAGAAGTTCGTAGTTGGCTTAAATCACCAGTTAACTTCTTAGTATTTTTTATCTCAGTGGCTATAGCCTCTACGATGTCAATAAGACCAGGTTGTATGTTTTTCAAGGCCATATTCTATTATATTTTACTTATTATTTTTAACGGAAGAAGGATGGTGGCCTTTACCATCACCCTTCTTTGATTGTACTTTCCAATTGTTCATGTTATCTCTCTTATTTAATAAAATATTATGTAAGTATCTTATATTCCAACATATTCTTCAAGCATAATCACTCTAATTAGAAATTCACATTTAATCTCTTTTCTTGGTTTGTTATTATATCCTTTAACTTCTCAACTACTTCTTCATAGTATTTAAAAGCAGATACAATAACACCCTTTGAGTTGTAATTAGTGAAAACACCCCACTCACTTTTCTTGAGATCATACTTGTTAGCTAGTTTTCCGATCAAACTCTTTGAGATATCAATACCATATCTGGATTTTAACATTCCACTTATCTCAGTAGCATAATAAGTCTTCCTCTCAACTGGAGCTGCATTATAACCATGTCCTATTTGTAGGAATGATGAATAAAGTAGTTCTTTTACTTTTTCGTTAGGGGCGTTTACAATTAATGTAGCTAGAGATGTGTAAGCCTTATACTTTTCGAGTTCGATTTGTTTCTCAAGAGAGATTTCATTCTTAGAAGCTTTAAATTTCTCTTCACATTCTATGAAGTACTTTCTTGCTTCCCTGCCTTTCTTATTGTTCTCAACCATAGCTAACTCTTTTGCCATACCAATGGTAAGAACATACTCTATCTTCTGAATCCCTTTGTTTTCAAGCTCCCCTGATTCGGGGAGCACTACAAATCGATTCCCCAAAGAGTCAAAATACAACTTACAGTAGTCTTTGTTTTCCACAAATTCATACTTCTCTATTCTGCTCTTAATCCATGTAGAGAAATCTCTACCTACTCCTAAGAAACTGTGTAAGTCTCTTGCATTTACCGCTTGGTTTCCTCTCTCAGTCAACCAAACATTAATTAAACTATTTGTCATACGTAATAAAATATAATTTTTAATGTTTCACGCTGCAAATTTACAACAAAACTCTAATTAATAATTAACTTTAACAAATCTTAACTTTTCTCTGTCAAAATAGTATTATTCAACCTCTGAATAACCTCCTGAACCTTCGGATCAGTGAAATCATAGCTCCCTACTCCAGAAGCCTTATCCTGAGCCAACTTTCCTAACTCCTCTTCAGCATGTGGATTCCTTATCCTTGAATACATCTCTTCAATATTGGTCATGTAGAGGAATAGCTTCTCTAACAAGATAGCTTTCGTCTCAACTGTCTCAGACAAATAAGCTGGAGAGGTTAAGTCCTGAACCAACTGAAAGATACCAAACATTAATCTTTGATACACTACCAATCTAAACCTATCAAATGCTTCTGATAGATACAGCTCCATTACTTTCTTCTTCTCAGGAGAAACTATGGATTGGAACATTCTAGCGACGTCTGTAGTATCAAAACCAAAGTCAATGCCATATTTACGGTTATATTCCTTGTGAAGCTCCAATACAGAATTAACTGCTTCTTGACTCACCTGCACGGACTCTATATCCACGTTAGGAATAGAGTAAGTTACGGTTGGCATTTTCTTTGGGGGATCAAGCTTGTCCATAAAGCTTTTAAAATCCTTGTCGCTATTATTTCTTTTTGGTTTATCTTGAACTATATCTATGCAATCTGCGGAATTTATGACCTCTATATTTTCATCGTTCTTTTTCATAAAAAAAAAAATTCTCATTACTTCTTTCTCTATATAATAGGATTTGAATTCTGAAAAGCGGTTTTTTTTGCACCTTTTTTGGCCAAAAACCCCTCAAAATTCCACAAAGAATTTGTAACTGATTGATTATCAATCTAATTTATATTTGAAGGAAAATGTCACTTTTTTGAACAACTCTGTCTCTGAAACTGACCTATAAAACTCTGTGATTGCTTGACGGAAATCACCTAATTGGCCAATATCAATATAATGGAAAAGTAAGTCTCCATTTTGGTCTATGAAAAAGTATTCGTATTTGCTGCTGAAGATCTCCCACCTTCTTTTTATAGTTACCTTTATCTCCTTTTTCTTTTCTTCCTTGAACAAAGGTTTATCTATCTTGAGTATATTCTCTTGGCGGGGAGATACCCAATTGGCGAGTATCTCCCTCATTCTTGTTAAATTAAACATTTATCCTAAAATATTAGATGTTAATACAAATTTCTGACTCTCAAGGAAACTAATAGCTTCACTAGGTTCAACTTTAAACCACTCTCCTCTAACATGACTTTCTTTAAAGTGATTATGACAAGTAGATTCTATTTCAAAGGAATTAGAACAGACTCCTGAAGTGTATATTAGTTTTAGGTCTACATCAGATCCAGTTTGTAATTGAGATAATCTATCTGAAGGATTTGTTGCTACTCCAATTTTAATATTCTTTGTAGATGTATTTTGAATTATGTAGACATATCTTCTTTCACCTTTATATTCAGGTAGAATGTTATCAATTACATTTAGTTTGTAGATGTCTATCAAAGAATCTTTAAGAGTAAGGTATTCTTTTAAGTATTTGTATAAAATATTGAAAGGATAATCTTTTAAAATCAATATAGTTGCTAATTCATCTAAAATTCTATTTTCCTCATCGTCCTTTTGTATATGGTTACCTTCTTTTAATAAGTCCTTAAACATAGGATCTTCTAACTTAGAGTTTATTGGTTCTTTTACTAAATTAGATAAGTTTAGCTCTGAAATAAATACCTTATTATCTTTTAGAAAGAGTTTGTCACTGTTTAAGTTGTATTCTAATTCAGTAAATTTACCTAAAATCTTTGTAGAGTTATTATCTCTCTCTATCATAGATTTAGTAAATTCAGTTCCTTTCTTCTTCCTTTCAACAATAATAAGTTGTTTTGCCATATCTGAGGTGACATAATAATCAATCCTACCTGAGATATAATCTTCAATATCTACTTCATTTCCATAAATATCAAAATACAACTTATAGTAGTCTTTGTTCTCTTCAAAACCATACTTCTCTATACGCTCAGTTATCCAATGAGAGAAACCTCTCTTGCTTTCTAAGAAATTATACAAATCTCTTGCATTAACTGCTTGGTTACCTTTCTCGGTTAAACATACATTTACTAAATTATTCATGTTTCTTTCTTGATTTAATAATTATTAATTTTATTTATTGGTTTTAGGCTTACCATGAATCTCAACTAATCCCTTTAGCTTCTCTAATACACTTTCGTAATAGTTGAATAAAGAGCCTATCACTTTACCATTCTTATCAGTAGTTGTTATAAACTCTCCGAAATCAGAAGTCTTTAGATTAAATTGATTACTCAAAATACCTATTTGATATGGAGATAGTTCTATACCATATCTATCTTTCATAAGAACAACAATCTCTTTTGGTCTGTAAGTAGTTCTCTTAGATATTGGTTTAGGAATCTCTGAATGGAATTCTCCTGTATATTCTTTGATGACTAAATCTACTAGAAGTTCTTTCTTAACTTGATCTTTAGTCTCTTGAGCAGCTTTATTAAGTTCTGATAACTTAGATACTTTTGCTTTTTCAAGTTCAAGTTTTATTTCATCTGGGGATAGCGATTTATTTAAAAGCAACTGTTGATATTCCTCTTCTATCTTTATTAGTTGTTTTCTCACCTTTCTACCAATTTCATTATTTTCTAGCATAGAAAGTTCTTTTGCCATTCCTATTGTAATAGCATATTCAATTCTAGGTCTTCCTAAAACAGTTTTCCCCGAGTTTGGTGAAAAGTCAGGATTACCTTTAATTACTTGATAATCAGAATTCTCTTCAAAACCATAATCTGAGATTCTTCCTTTTATCCATGTGGAGAAATCTTTTCCTACATTTAATGCATTGTGTAACTATCTTGCTGAAACAGCTCTTCCTTGGCTAGTCTGCCAAATTGTAATTAATTTTTCCATTTTATTTCTTATTTTATTAAATTATTCATTAATTCTTGCTTATTTCTAATTTTTGCCAAAATCGGCAATAATTACATTTACTCAGTAACTTTGAAGTGAAGTATTCTACTCCCACTAAGAGTACATGGGAATTTGATCTCCTTGTTTACCTCATTAATAAAATGAAGTTTGATTCCTTCTTTAATGAAGGAAAGAAGATCACTCTCCGTCCCTTCTACTGAAAATTCTTTGAAATCAAAGTAATTCTGCTTGAATTCTTTGAATGTATTGATTGGTTTAACTAAATTCATACTCTATTCCGCTAAATAAAACGTAACATCCAAATGGTCAAATTCTTCTAAGAATGCTTCCTTAGCTTCATTGTAATTAAAGTCACAACTGTAGAAAGACCAAACAAACTCTTCTGTTTCTTCGTCAAAGAAATTAAATTCATACTCATCTTCCTGAATTTGATCTCTTTTAATGAGAATGTTCTTTTTGAAAGAGTCTTCTTCTTCCTCAAAGTCATCCTCAAGAAGATCTTCCTCTTCATCATAGTCTTCTAAGTCTTCTTCAATGTCACAATCACAGTCACAATCTTCACATTTGTCTTTGTTGATACTGAAGAATAGTTCTTCTACTTTCTTGCTAAAATCTTTACCCTCAGAATCTGATTCTATAGAGGGAGTTCCTTTTACAAAATAAACTCTTTTAATCATAATATATTTCTTTTTTAATTGTTTCTTTTACCATTCTTTGAGTAAACAGTAACTTACATCACCCTGTTTTCCAATTGTGTCAATGATTTTATAATATTCCTTGATGTTATTGCAAACTTGACACCCAGTTGACCAACCTCCAATTAGCTCAATAGTTCTATCGTCTATTTGGTAACTTGCCCCGTGAAAGTTGATTCCAATCATACCTTGTCTAACATTCCCTAATTCCTCAGCTTTTTGGTTTTTATTATTATCTCTGAAGAATTTTACAGGAGTATTCTGTCTTAGAGCTCTCATCTTATTTTTGTGTAATCCTGGAGTCCAAAGACTGTAATACCATTCATCAGCTTTAATAACCGCACATCCTTCACTATTGTAAGTGTAGAATTCCATTAACCCTGTTGAACCTGCATTTGTTGTTCCAGTTGTTGATAGGATTAATTCCTCATTCTTGAAGAGATAGAAAGCATCATCAAACTTATTATATTTGTCTTCTCTGCTTCTTATTCCAACTAACCAGTAGTCTCCTGGTATTCTCTTGAATGAAGGTAGACTCTTAACCCTATCCAAGATTTCTTGTTTTGTATAATTTTTCATGACATACTTCTTTATTCAATAATAAAGGGTTTGGTTCTCAAAAAGCGGTTTTTTGAGCACTTTTTGAGGCAAAATACCCCGAAAATTCCACAAAAATCTTATAACTTATTGATTACTAATACTTTCTTATGAGGAGTACTCTTTTCTCGCTAGGGCCTAGCTCTTTTTCTTGTTTGGTCTGGGAACATGAAAGGATTTATCCCACTTTCTACCATACCTAACCTTTTCTCCTTTTCCTTTTTTTTTCTTCCTATCCCATTATTTTTTTTTTGAAAATTGTTCCCCTATATACTTATATATAATATAGATAAAGGGGAAATATTAAAATAAGGAAAATCAATAAGTTGGGAGTATGAGAGAAAAGGATGAATCCTTCAGTCAACTGTCTTCATGAAAGAAATCCTAACCCTTTTTAGACCTTCTTATTTTTCATTGATGAAAGAATATACCTAACTTTTAAGATCATTCAAATTTGACACCTTAAAATGATTGATAGATGGTATTAGCTTTTTTCTCTTCTTCTATCTTCCAACCATCTCCTCAAAAGATGGTTGGAAGTAGATATTTATTCTCATGAAAGAAAGAGTAAACTCCATTCTAACTTTCTTCACTATCTCTTGTTTGATGAAAGGTATAACCTCTATCTACCGAACTACCTTTAAACCCTTTTCCATTTTACTCTTTTGTCCTTTTATTTTTTTTTTTTTGAATTTCTTCCCCTATATACTTATATATAATATAGATAAAGGGGAATTTTAAGTAAAAGGAAATCAATAAGTTAAGGTATGTTTGAAAGAAGGATTCTTCCTTCATCTCTTCCTGAGCTAAATCCTAAATACTCATTTTAACCTATCAAATTTCAATGATAATTCTTCAGTGTAATATTTCTAGGGTTGATTAGAGATCTTTAAAATTTAGTACCTTAAAATCATTCTATGAAGAAAGTGTATACTTTTGTCCTATCTTCTTTTCTTGAAAGGAAGACAGATTCTCTCTTCTTCTTTCATCTAATACTACTTCTTCAAACTGATCTTGATTCTGGATGAAGAATCTTTTCTTGCCAGACTTAGTTCTTATTATCATGACAGAATAGTAAATCCATTCTTGCTTTCTTTTTTTTTTGATGAGAATATTGACCATACCTTATTTCTCATTTTAAGCACTATTTTTTGAATGACAATATTCAGGTGAAGAAATATTAGTACTAAACATGATCGTTGAAATTTGATACCTCTAAATGCTTCTAATGAGAAATATCCTATTCATGTTAGAACTACTTCTTACTTTTATCTTCATGATAAGATTTTATCATAGTCGAATCATTTTAAGCTATCATTTTTGAAAGATAATCCTCAAGATGAATATTTGTAAGTATGAAAATAGATCATTCAAATTTAGTACCTTAAAATGCTTCTATGAAGATATCTCTAATACTCTTATAAGTCTTAGTTCTAACTTCTGACCATCTTTTTGAGGAAGATGGTCAGAAGAAGTGTTAGAGTATAAGTCTTCTTCATGAGAGAAAGAGTAATCTCTATTCTAACTCTTCTTCCTTCTTCTCATGAGATAACTTCTCTCATCCTTCTTTCAAACTTCTTCTGGCTCATTCTTTTTTTTTTTTTTCGTTTTGCCCCCCTTAGTATACTTAGTTTAAACTGAGTATAAACTGTGTTTAAACTTAGTTAACTTATTGTATATTAAGTATATATTAGTATATAAAAGGGGCAATTTCTTTTTCGAAGAAATTTCCCCTTTATCTATTATATAAACTTATATAAGCTTATAAACTATATTAAACTATTATATTCTTTTTTTTTATTTATATAATATATTATTTATTTAATTTAATTATGAATAATAATAATAGAAC